TTGCTGTAATACGGTGCCAACTTTTGGCGTGTGTATTCTTTCGCTTCTTCAAGTGTCATCATCTTCATAAAATCAACCATCCTTTCATCATGCGCCCTGTCTCATCGGTGCAGGTGGGGCAGTTCCTGCAGACGGTGGAACTTCCACCGTTTCGACTTAATTTTTCATTGCGCAACCAGTCCAAGTTTTACAAATTGTACCGTTACAACTTATACCGCATTTTTTACAGCTATAACACATGGTATTTAAATCGTTATAATAAATGTTATATGCTTCTTGTCTTTCCGCCTGTCTAATTGTAAGAACGCGCTCAAATGCTCTTTTTACAGTCGGGAGAACAGCCGCGCCGCTTTTAATCGCCTTGGCAAGCGCCGCCATTTCATCGGCTGTTTTATCGTAAATGTGTGAAATTATGTTATCAAATTCTTCTGCTGAAATATTAAGTTCTTTTAAATCCTGTTCGTATGTTCTCATGTTTACGCCTCCCTCTCAATTTCTACTTTCTCAATTCTTCCGGCTTTCATTTCTTCGATGATCGCCGCCAGTTCGTCAAGGATATTTCCCTCTTCTGGTTGCTGAAAAGTGTAAGTATCATTTATCTTTCCCTCAATTTTAATTTTAACTTTCACGATCGTTCCCTCCTGTTTTTGTGTTCTTTGTTTTCCTGTTGAGATTATAATACAATATATAAGGCACAAAAACAATAGACATAATAAACAAACATAAGGCACAAAAATAATGCGTATATTGTTAAAAATATATAAGGCACAAAATAAAAACTATTTATTATGAAGAAAAATTGTTTTAATTGACATATAAGGCACAAAATGTTATAATAGAACAAATTAAGAAAAGAAAGGAGTATTGTAAATGCAAGAAGAGAGAAAAACAACAGAAGCGCAGAGAAAAGCAATATATAAATATGATGATAAATTTGAACGTGTCAACTGCCGTTTTGCAGTTGGAACAAAAGAAAGGATTCAAAAAGCTGGTTATAAAAGTGTAAATGATTTTATTAAACTCGCTGTAATGGAAAAATTAGAACATGATGAGAAAATTTTAAAATAAGGCACAAAAAATTATTGACATATAAGGCACAAAATGTTATTATAATATTGTCGAAAGGCAATAGGCGAAAGCCGGAAAGGAGAAAAATGAGCGAAGATATGAGTGTATTTAAAAGTTACTTAAGAAGACTTTTGCAGGATCTGAAAGACCTCAAAGAAGTTTTGAAGTCTAAGGATTATGAAAAAGCGGAAAAGATGGTCGATCAGCTGATTGATGATACTCAAAAGGGTATTGAAGACAATTAAAAGAAAGGGCTGGAGAAAATCCAGCCCGACACACAAAAACCATACCAAGTCAAACAAAGCACACGAAAGACAATTCCCAAAAAGTTGGGAAATCTTTCGTGTTTTTATTTTTGGAGGTGGTGCAGGGAAACAAGACGAATTTACAAAAGATATACAAACCTACGCAAGATAAAATATACAATTTTGTTTTACTAAGGATATTATGACGCTAAGTTTTACACAAGATGACTATATTTGAAAGAAATTGAAAGGTTTATGTATATGAATAATTTAACAGTGACGGAGTATAAAAATATTCGCGTACTCACAACACAGCAGATTGCGGACGCGTATGGAACAGATAGTAAAACGATTTCATACAATTTTAATCATAACAAAGGGCGGTATAAAGAGGGTAAACATTTTATTTTGCTTGATGGAGAAGAACTCCGGGCGTTTCGTGAAATTCACGATTTGCCAAGTAATCTTAATCGTCTGTATCTCTGGACAGAGAAAGGCGCGTTTCTTCATGCAAAATCATTAAACAATGATATTGCTTGGGATGTGTATGATAGACTTGTTGACAACTATTTCAACAAAGATCAAAACGAAATCCCGAAAGATTACCCTACAGCGTTAAGGGCTTACGCTGATGCACTGGAAAGAAAACAAGAGCTTGAGGAAAAGAATAAATTGCTCTTGACCGAAAACGAGAGGATGAAGCCGAAAGAAGAATTTTTCGATGCCGTAACCGATAGTAAAGACGCTATTGATATAGGGCAGGTCGCTAAGGTTTTGAACTTCCCGGGAATTGGTAGAAACAAGCTTTTTGAAATTCTTAGAAATAACGGAATTTTGAAACAGAACAATGAACCATATCAGAAATATATTGATTGTGGATATTTTAGAGTTATAGAACAGAAATATGAAGCCAGACCGGGAGAAATCCGGATAAATATTAAAACCCTTGTTTTTCAAAAAGGTGTTGATTACATTAGAAAAATACTTGACAAAGTAGCATAGATAAATAGAAAGGGCGGCATGAAAATAGCCGTCTTTTTTGTGAAAAACATAGAAAATATTTGTACAAAATCAACAAAATTTTAAAGGTGCAAATTAGAATATAATCAAGATAAAAATGATAGAATTGTACCAGCTTTGTTGCAATGCAACACCTTTGCAACAAATTGCAACATTTTTGCAACGTAGATATAGACACTAGAGTAAGAGAAAGATTATATTCTCTCTTGTAATATTAAAAATATATATTATAAATAAGGCAGTATATTTATATAAATAATATATATAATATACAGGCTTAAAATTTAATTTTAAAATATACCTTGACAAGAAAATGATAGAATGATATTGTTTTATTAAATTAAAAAGCATTCGGGCAACGGGCGGCGGCAGCCGTCGAGGTCCCGAAAGAAACGGACTTCATGCAGCCGGTACAGTCGAGATCATCATGATCTGATTGTATCAGTTGCATTTTTTATTTTAATTATTCCAGTACTGGAGAGAGGAGATGTCGATCATGTCAGCAGTTGAAACGCAGGAAGTAAATAATACAGTTGATGTTTTTAAAGATGACATTGACATGTATATAAATCTCTGGATGGAAGAGAGAAGCATTGAGGACATGTGTAAAGTATCGCAGAACAGATGGTATAACTGTTGTAAATATGTCTATGAGAATGTATTTAAAGTTAACCCAAAGTACCTAAAGGATGATAATAATATTAATAATGCCTATGATACAGATAAGGTTAACGAGGTATTAGATATATATATAGACCTGTGTAATGACTACGAGAAAGTAGTGAATATTGTTGGGTTTACATTCTTTACCGGAATACATAGAGATACATTAAATGGCTGGGTCAATGGCGTGCAGCTAGGCTCATCAGGCTCCGACATTTGCAAAAAGATTGACCAAATGCGGGAAGAAAGTCTTGTAGGTTTACAGATCTCCGGGAAAAACAATCCCATGTGTTACATGCCGTCACTCAACAAGTATTGCGGCTTTAATATGCCCGGCGTAAGAGACCAGGGAGCCAGAGCAAGAGCATTGACAGCTTCGGAGCTCCCCAAACTGGGAGGCGGGAATTGTGCGAGATTGCCGGACAACTTTGACAATTCAAGCCCAGATAATGGTGAAATCGTGATAGACAATTCAAACAATTTAAAGCCCAGTGTTTAAGCACCTTGAGCCGCATACTTTCGTTTAAACAGTTTAAGAAACTTAGGTTTAACGAATAGTTAGAACACAAACAGAGAATTGTACGAACAATTCAAACAATTTATCAATGTTCAAAGCATGATTCGGCATGGAGGGGGAGGGGGTTTGATAGGTTGAGAAAATCAGCACTACTAAGTCCTTTAAATATCCTCAAAAACAAAAAGAGATTGGATGGAAAAGTATGAGAGTAGTATCACAAAGCAAAGACGTTTCGCTTGATTTTGACCGAGCGGTATTCACAGCAAATCATGGAATGATAACTGCTATGGTTGATGGAAAAACGTTTACCATTGGGACGTATGCAAATTTAGGTAGAGAAAAAGAAGTATTCTCTGATATGCACAAGGCATTTTCGGCTTTTCAAGTTATTAGCACAAACATGGATAAACAACAGGTGGCCGAAATGTTTGCAGTATCTAAAAACATATCGATCAGATGCGTTGAGATGAATGATCCTTGTATGGGAATAACTGTATTTGATAACATGGTCTATTACATGCCGGAAAAGTAGTGTTAATATAGCGCTATCGCCAAGCGGTAAGGCACTGGATTTTGATTCCAGTATTCGCAGGTTCGAATCCTGCTAAAGAAACTTGTGAGAGGAAAACAACCATGGTAATTATTAAAACGATTATATCGACGCTGGATGTTATTTTTATGCTGATACTATTTGTATCTGGCAGAGAATCCAAAGACAAAGAAACAGCAATTGCATTATGGGTACTTGTGATGTTACTGTTGCTGAACATGTTTCTGATGTGGAGGTAACAGAATGTTTTATAGTCCAATATTTGGTATTTGCTTTCAGCTGCCTATCATTTGTGCAGAGGAAAGAATACATATAACAAAATCAAAAGGACCGGACATCACCGGAGATTTGCTCGATCTGGATAGTGACGCTGAGCACCAGTCTGAGAAGTCGGAGCATCCAGTATAGCTTAAGTCCACTGGCATTCGGTTTTTGCAAGAAAAAACTCGGCGCAAGCAATTATTCGGTGTTAGTGGACGTCGGCAAAATAAAAAGATCAAAAATACTATCATAAGCGGCGCGCTATGCGCGCTGTGACGGAACGTAGCTCAGAGGAAAGAGCAATCTTTTCATTCTTCCATGCTCTAATGAATTGATAGCCGCAGGTTCAAGTCCTGCCGTTCCGATTGAGAGATAGGTTTAAAGCTTATCTCGGAATACGAAAAGTTCGTATTTCTCCTTTCGCCACTAGGACGATTCTGTTAAGGGCGGTGCGAGACCGTCCGGTGGTATTTGCCGCGGAGCGCGGCATTAGGCGTAAGACTATATGGTGATGAATGATGATCGTTCCGTAATTTGCTGACAAGCAATCCATATAGCAGTCAGACTTGATAGTTCGGGTGCCTATCCCACGGTGCCTGAGCTGTCAAAGATATAATTCCCCCATATAGTTAGGCAGTGGCAGAATGGGTATTGCAGGTAAAGAAACCTATCGGTAAGAGTGTTGCCAAGTGGCAGACGGGCGATCATCCGTAGTCAGCAACCACACCTTTTCTGAAACCAATAATGCAAGGTTCGAATCCTTGCCTGTCTAAGCGGTCAAATTATGCTGTTTGCTTGCAGGCGCTCTATGGTTTGGCTGTAATCGGCATTTTGTATGCCTAGTGCAACGCATGGCACGAAAAACATTATTGCTAACCGTCTGATGGCGGTTTCGGAACGTAGCTTAATTGGTAAAAGTGGCGTGTACACGGAAAACAACAATGAGAGCCGGATTGAAGGTTCGAATCCTTCCGTTCCGATGGTGCCGAGCTGATTTGATACTGTATGCGTAGCGCGGCCGCGTACAGAGATATGGAGTGAGGTGTCCGCGCATTTTGGGGAAGCGGCAACGATTGGCGGTGTTGCGGCTGACTGTAAATCAGTTCCCAAGTGGTAAACATTGGAGGTTCAATTCCTCTCTTCCCCACGCGCGAAAGCAAGATCGCAACTTGTAAGTAGGGTTTTGGCGGCATAGTGCGAGATCAGTTCGATTCTGATTAATGGCGGTTAATAGCATTGATAAGGCTAGCAAAGGCATGTGAAAATGCTATGTGGGTTCGATTCCTATGCTTGGAGCGAGTGAGGTGCAAGTCATTACGTCAAAAGCGTCCGTCTCATTACCGGATAGAGTGTTGGTAGCGAAATCCAACTCGAAATAAAAAATACGCCACATAGTCAGCGAGAGTCCCAAGGGACCGTCTGATTATGTGGAAACGCTATAAGATTGGTTAGTCGAGTGGTAAGACACCACCCTTTCATGGTGGTAACACGAGTTCAAATCTCGTACCAATCATGGGCGATGTTGCCAGTACACCCCTAGTGTGTTTGTTACAGAAATACAGGTGCTAATCAATATACCGGTTAAACTTAGCACAGGGAACTGGATTGAGCGGTTGCCATTCAAAAGATGGCGCAAACCGCTGACTAAAAGAAACTTGCACTTGGGGTAGTGTGGAGCAAGTAAAAAACGGAAACTGCTCGGCTATGCAGATATGGTGTAATGGTATCACAGGAGATCGCTAATCTCTCCAACGAGTAAAATCGTTGTCAAGGTTCGAGTCCTTGTATCTGCGCTCTTGCCCGAGCGAAAATCCTAGGTATGCCTTGGGTGTTGATGTGTGACGGAATAGGTAAACGGAATTGTCGTAGAGAATTGGTTGAAACCGACAACATAGATGACCAGATTGTACACTCCTGCGTGGTGCAAATCCACGCCACATCAATTCCTTATCTTCACTTAGTCTGGCACTACTGCAATAGTTCAGGTCGATGGAAGATGTATGGATGGTAAGCGGTATCATTGGTAACATAAAACCCTTCCGTGAATAGAAATTGCAGATTTGAAAGCGGTTGGCATGGTTTGGTATGACAAGGTTCGATTCCTTGTGCCGCTATTCGATGGTTGGTATTTTTTACGCAAAATGGGGTGTGAGTATGTATTTTGAATTTGTTTATGTTGGCTATTCAACAAAGCAATGCGTTGAGTTTCTTGATGAAATCAAAGAAAAATTAAAGGCACATGATAAGAATTTTGAATACGACAAAGAACATTTAGTGATTAAGGCTGAATTATTCAAATGCAGTGCATTACCCATATATTCCGGTCGTTTATCCTGTCTTGGCATGGAAAATGCAGAGTATATCTGCAAAGAAACTGCGAGACCAAATGATTATATTCCTTGTCCAGGAGAATGTTTGAAGATAAAAGCCATTTTGGAATATGTTTCCACAAGATTTAGAAAAACTCCAAAAGAAAAGACAGAAAAAGAACTGGAAGAACTGATTGACGTTTTGATTGAGGTGCGGAAATGAGATTATGGAAAATTATTAAAAAAATATTCAAGAAAAAGCAAAAAGCAGATCCTACACCGCGCATTGAGAAAGATACGAAATGCGATAAATGCAAATACTTGCAAGAGTGTATTGACGAGGGGAAAGTCATAGATTGCAGAAATATTGAAGATACGAGAAGCCATTACATTAAAGGTCTTGGTTCTTATGTAAAATGCGATGGTGTTGAGGTGTGAGTATGGATCTTAATGTGTCAGAAGATCAGAAAAAAGTTATTGAATTGCAAGGATATATGGTTGTCGAGTTCAAATTATGGTATCGAAAATTAGGAGAAATGATTCTTGAGTATGCCGTAAAAGTAATTGATACATGGAAAGCAATAGTTTTGTTTATACAAGAACAGGCAATTAAGGCATTCAAGCATATCAAGGATTTTGTGGAACAGCTTTCAAACGAATTGGAGCCATATATGAATTCCTTGGATTATATGGATTGTGAGAAAAAGAAATATCTGTTTGTTCGGTCACTTGGAAGAGCATATGAAGCGAATGTAAGAGGAAAAGTTATTTATCACAGATGCAGGGATAGGTGTTGAAAATGTGTGATTTTTGTAATGGGAAAGAATCATATAAAACTGCATATGGAGAATTTAAAATCAAAAAATTGGGCTATATAAATGTTATTCAATGCCATATTGATAAATGTCCACAGTATGCTAAATGTTGTAGCAATGGAATGAACGTAGCGATAGCAATGGAAATTGAATTTTGCCCGATGTGTGGTAGAAAGTTGGTGGAAGAATGACATGCTATGAATGTGCTTATTTTGGAATTGAATGGAATGAATTTTTGAAAAAAACGATAGAATTTTGTAACCATCCAGAAAAGTATATTCCTCCAGTAGGATTTGCTTATAAAGAACACGATTGCGAATTTTTCAAAAACAAATCTGGGATATCAAAATGGGACTCTTATTCAGAAAAAGAAAAAGAACAGGCATTGAGGTATTTTCGTGAAAACTATCACAAAAATCCTATTGAAGGTTTAACATGCGAGGGGGCTGAAATGAGTTTCATTGAATATCTAAAAAATGTTGATGCAAACTCATAAGGAAGAGAAGGAGTGTATGAAGCATGATTGTCAATATCAATAACAGCACATACGAGATGAACAGCAAACAGTACAAAGCAGTTCTTGATACGGCGAGCAAAGCGGTTACCTGCGGCATATACGCCATTGAGAAGAACAAGGTAGCAATCATGCTTCGAGAGGAATATAAAAGCAAGGAAGAGCTGAAACAGGCAGTTGGTAATTATACGGCGAAAGGGTTCAAGGTGCATTGGAAATGAAGAAAACACGTTCAAAAATCATAATCAAAACTAGAAAAGGCGGTTACACAAAGATTTATGCTAACGGAAAATGGCAAAAGGGAGTGTATAATATTGATTTCCATGCTGACTGCACGCCATTGAGATACCCATACATAAAAATTTCTTGTGAATTTGATAAGTATAAGACTGATAAAAACGGTTCGGTTATTTACGACCCGGAAAAAGAAGAAATTGCAAAAGAACACGTAGTTGCAAGAATTTAGGGAGATATTGTGAAAATATCAGAAATCTCTATTATAACTGCTTTGTAGAAAGTATTGCGGATATTGATTAGATGATATTACCGGCTAACAAACGGAGTTAGTCGCTAACCAACAAAAATTATTGGCAGAGGTCTTAAGGCACTTCTGCTTTTTGCGGAGGTGCTTTTCTTTTGGCAAGTTCAAGCCTAATTTCCACAGTAAATGGATATGAAAATTACATACAGGTGCATGGCGTTGATGAACAGGTAATAGATGCCATGGAAGAAGCGGAAAGGGTAGCCATTCTGACGGAAAAGGATGTTGAGTATGGATTAAAGGTTTCTGCCAGAGCGAAAGAACTGACGGAGCAGTTTATATTTCAATCTACAGGTGGCACACCATGGGATTTAGAGAAATATTCATTCCAAAACAAGGTATCTTATGAAATTCTGGACAAATATTACGGAATTTTGCTTTTGGAAGCGCAAAACAAAGTTTTGGATAGTGCTTTCCAGTATTTGGAAAAGAAAAGAGAGCCTAAAGAACGGTTTTATATGCCAAGAAGAAAGCAATTTCTCAAAATAGGGCTTACACAGGCTTTGCAAGGCATGATTGATGATAAATATGACATTCTTTGCGTGTCTCTTGTTCCGGGAGCAGGCAAAACAACGGTCGAAAAAATGTTTCACGCACTTGTTGCCGGATGGTTTCCGAGAGATTTCAGCCTTTTTTATTCGCACAGCGGAGATATTACCAGAATGTACTATGACGGTGTGTACGATATCGTTACAAATACGGAAGAATATACATGGAATGAAATTTTTCCAGATCTTTCCGTGACGAGCACAAACGCAAAGATGGAGCAATTTAATGTCGGGAAGTACAAATCGTTTCCATCCGTACAATGTACGTCTGTTGGTAGTAAGAATGCAGGTAAAGTAAGGGCTTCTAAGTTTTTACTGGTTGACGATATGATCGGCGGCATTGAAGAAGCAATGAATCCCATTATCCTTGATAAATTGTGGGATAAATACGCTGTAGATGCCAGACAGAGAAAGATACAGGACACGGACGGTAAGAACTGCAAGGAAATACATATTGCCACAAGATGGAGCGTACACGACGTCATAGGGCGCATACAAAATATGTACGAGGGTAATCCGAGAGTAAAGGTTATTGCGGTACCGGATGTAGACCCAGTTACAGGAGAAAGCAACTTTGAATATGAGTTCTCCGGTTTTACAAAAGAATTTTTTGAAGATCAGCAATTATTGATGGACGACATATCGTATCGCTGCCTTTACAAACAGGAACCGATTGAACGTGAGGGATTGCTGTTTCCGGAAGATAAAATACGCCGGTATCTTAATTTGCCGCATGGAAAGCCAGAAATTGTAACCGGTCAATGCGATACAAAGGGAAAAGGAACGGATTACTTTGTTTTGCCGGTATTGCAAAAATACGGAGAGGATTACTACTGTGTAGATTGTGTTTGCGATAACACGGCAGATTATGAGATGCAGTATGAAAATGCAGCAAATGTTTTGACAAACAACAAAGTGCAGGAATGTGAATTTGAGAGAAACGCCGGCGGAGACCGTGTCGCAATGGAAGTAAACAAGCGTGTCGAAAAAAAAGGATGGATATGTAACATTACTGACACACCGACGGAGACAAACAAGGAAGCAAGGATTTTCCAGTGCTCTAACTGGATATTACAGCACGTTATATTTAAAGACCAATCATTATATAAGCAAAATGAGCCATATGGAGTAATGATGTCTCTTCTCAAGAGATATTCAGTGTCCGGTAAAAAGCAGTTGGATGATGTGCCGGATGTATTTTCAAACTTTGCGCTTAGAGTGACAAATGGAAATAACGTAGCCAAAGTAGAAGCGGCAGTAAATCCGTTTAGGAGGTATTGATATGGTAAACAAAGATATTTTAAATCAATACTTAGATTTAAGAGAAGAAGTAAAAGAAGTAAGGAATAAAATTGAAAAGCTTGAAAAATACATAGAAAAAATTGAGCAGGAAGGAACGGTTATTGATAGCGTTTCTGGCGGAAATGGTGGAAACCAACATTTTAAAATAGAAGGAATACCATTGCCAGAATATAGGCACAAAAAAACCTTGTTATATTCCAGAAAAACCACCCTCGAAATTTTGGAAAACGAACTTCTTGAAAAAACAAATGAAGTAGAAGAGTTTATTGCAAATATAAAAGATAGCAGAATTAGAAGAATAATTAACCTTAGATTTTTAGAAAATCAATCTTGGAATAAGGTTGCCGACCAAATAGGAGGCAATAACACAGAAGACAGCGTTAGAAAAGCGTTCGATAGATTTATGAAAGAGTAAAGTTGTCCGATATGTCCGGTTTTTTTCTGATATAGTTATAATCGAAGAAGTCAACAAATAGTTGAACACTTTACCCTCCCCAACTTGAAAAAAGCATCGAAGAAAAATCTCCGGTGCTTTTTCTTTTGCAAAGAAAAGAGGACCTTATGGTATATATACCAAAAACAATATATTGTCCGCAGTGCGGAAGAAAAGTAGCAATACATGATGGAAAATCTACAATGAATATTGCTGTTGAATGCAGAAAGTGTCACAAAAAAGTCGTTTTTTATCCAGATAACGGAAAAACAAAATTAAAATCTCTTCCGGCCCGGTCAACATCCAGCGGAATGACGTTTATTTAGGAGAAAAGTATGAGAAATGATAAATCTCTCCAAGACCTTGTTAAAGGCTGTTATGGTAGAAAAATTTTATATACAGATGTTGAAACCATCACAGCAGATAATATTGTCAATGTGGTGGGAGACTGCATCGGAAATTTTTATTACAACAAAACCATCATAGAATATCTTTGGCGATATTACAAAGGTGACCAGCCTGTTTTATACCGTGTAAAGGTGCAAAATGCTGATATTACAAACAAAATAGTAGAAAATCATGCGTATGAGATTGTTCAGTTCAAAGTAGGACAGACATATGGCGAGCCAATACAGTTTATCAGTCGAAAAGATGATGATGAAATTAATCGGGCAGTGGATGCGCTGAATGACTATCTTGTGGATGCGAATAAACAGGAAAAAGACATTAAAGCAGGAGAGTGGCAGTCAGCAACTGGAACATCTTTTAAGGCTGTGAGATTTTCAAATGGAGAAATACCATTTCAGATTGTTGCCCCTACTCCGATGAATACTTGTGTTATTTATAATCGGAGTACGGAAGAACCGGTGATTGCCGTACAGGAGCTTAAGGACGAAGATGGAAGATGGTACAAACTGTGCTATACAGACAATTATTCATGCAAAATTCAAAATGGAGTAGTTTCTGAATGGAAATTGCACGCATTTGGAAGTATACCTATTGTTGAGTTTCCAAATAATCATGAGAGAATTTCTGATATTGAGCTTGTCATAGGTATTTTGGATGCCATAAACAATATGCAGTCAAACAGAATGGATGGAATTGAGCAGTTTGTTCAGTACTGGGTTAAGTTTGTGAACTGTGAAATCGACCCAAAAACGTTTGAAGAGATGAAAATGAGCCATGCTTTGACGGTAAAGTCCAATAACAAGGATAACAAAGCCGATGTTGAGATTATGACGCAGGAACTAAATCAGAGCCAGTGTCAGGTGGCAAAAGATGATTTGTGGGACAATGCCTTGGCAATATTAGCAATACCAAACAGAGAGTCCCAAAACTCTGGAGGAGATACACAAGGAGCAGTATCATTAAGGGCTGGATGGGATTTTTCAAAGACAAGAGCAAAATTAAAAGACCCAATTGTGAAATCGGCAGAGAAGAGACTTGCAAAAGTTGTCTTAAATGTAATACGCGTTAAGGACAAGGATTTGAAATTGTCAATGAGGGATTTTGATGTGCAAATCAATCATAGCCCGCAAGACAATATGTATACAAAGTCGCAAACACTATATCAGCTTTTAGAGTGCGGCATACATCCTCTTATTGCCATTAAAACGGTGGGGCTTTGGGGAGATGCTGAAAAGACATTCCTCTTGTCTAAGCCATATATAGATGCGTTGTGGAAAACCATTGATGATGCAGAAGAGCAGGAACAAAAAGCACAGGAAATTGTAAACCAATTAAATAAACAGCAAAATAAGACAGCTACCGAGTAATCGGTGGCTGTTTTTATTTTATAAAAATTCGCAAAGTTGTGAGCGTAAAAATCAACAGTGTCATTCGGTGTCGTTGCACCGCAAAAATTCGTAAAGACATATCGGAGGTAATCAATGAAAAGAGAAGAGTTAATTGCAATGGGTATCAGTGAGGAAAATGTTGAGAAAATCATTGCTGATTACGGCAGTGCCGTACAGAGAGAACAGGCAAAAGCAGCAGAGCTTAAGGCAAAGGCAGACAGCGCAGATGAGTTGCAGAAAAAGCTGGATGAAATGGAAGCAGGAAACCTCACGGAACTTGAAAAAGCAAACAAGGCGTTAGAGACAGCAAATCAGCAGATTGCAGATATGCAGAAGAAAAACGCCATTAGAGACCAGCGCGAAGCATTGATGGAAAAGTTAAAAATCAATGCAGAGCAGGCAAAATCCGTTGTCAAGGATAATGGAAGCCTTGATTATGACGCTCTTGGAAAGATTACAGCCGAAAAGGAAACCGCGGCAGCGCAGGCAAAGGAACAGGAGATTGCAAATAATTCTGAAAATCCGGGCGGCGGTACTGCAGGTGGAGAAAATAAAAAAACTGCGGACGTAGAGAACGCAGAAAAAATCAGTTTTGGCAAACCTGCAGAAAGTGCAGAAGCCAAAGACCATTATGTTTTATAGGAGGTAAATTATGGGAAAACCGATTGAAAGAGACTTTACACAGAGTAAAGGAATTTTAAAATTCTTTCCTTATGAGGGTGCGGCGTGTATCGTTCCGCAGACAATGGTGTCAAGTGCCGATGCAAACGGAAAGAAGATTGCAAAGGCAGGGACACCGTTCCCAAGCAATGACGAATCTTGCAAAGGGTATCTTCTGGAAGATGTTGACGTAACAATGGGAGATGCGCCTGGAACTTATGTATATCAGGGTTCTATTGACAGCGCAAAGGTAACAGCGAACGGAGTGACCGTGGAAGCAACTGCAAAAGCAGCAACACCGCGTGTTACTTTTTTTGATTAAAAAATGGAGGTATTAGAGAATGGCATTACCATTAGCAGAAGCATTTACCGCAAGAAGTCTTGGGGTTATGTGGAATAATTATGAAAAAACGCTTGGTTCTGCACCTTACTTAGGTAGACAGAAATTTGGAACCAGAAAACAGGACAGCCTTGAACTTAGATTTATCAAAGGGAAAAACGGTCTTCCGGTATCCTTAAAGGCATCCAATTTTGATGCGCAGGCAGAGTTAAGAGATGTCGGTGGATTTTCGGATATTCAGAACGAGATGCCGTTCTACCGTGAATCTTACATGGTAACAGAGCGTGAAGAGCAGGAGTATGCAAATTACCAGTCGGCAGAAAATTCCAACATGGCAAACCAGGTGCTTAGAGAAATCAGCAAAAAACCGATGATGCTTATTGAAGGAGCAAGAGTAGTGCCGGAACGCCAGATTTGGCAGTTATTAGCACCATCTGATGGTATTCCAAGAGTACAGGTAACAATTGGTGGCAAGAGCTTCTATGTTGATTATACTTCCGATAATGGAGTATCGCACAAGAGAGACCATTACAAAGATATTTCTGGAAGCGATACCGATAAATGGTCTGCATCCGAAACAGCAACGCCACTTGATGACCTTATCGAGATTAAACGTGAGTTTGCAAAGAAAACCGGATATTCCCTTGCACGTTTTAGCATGAATACAGAAACGTGGGAGATGGTTCTTAAGGCAGAAGACACAAAGAAACAGGTGCTTGGAATTACTGCTTACAATGGAGGTATTCGTTTACAGCAGGGGCAGGTTACAGAGTATCTTAGAGGATACGGCATCGAGATTGAAGTTTACGACAAACTTTACATCGACCCGGCAGACGGTGCCACCAAATATTTTATTCCTACAGGAGTTATTTCAGCGCAGGCATCCGGCGTGTACCTTGGAGATTATGTCTTTGGAAAGACACCGGAAGAGAGAAGCGGAAGTTTAACAGACGGAAACCTTTCTATTGTAGAAACCGGTATTTCGGTGTATACATACGCAACAAATCATCCGATCAACACTCATTGCGTTGTGTCAATGATCGGATTGCCTACTTTTGAGGGCATGGACAGCGTTGTTGTCATGAAAGTTGCGTAGGAGGTGCGGTATGATTGCTGAATACACGGTAAAGCGCAATGGAAAATGGTACAAAGCAGGAGATGAAATCCCGGACATTGTTCTGGGAGAGAAATCTTCCGGAGGGTACACCAAGACAGAGATTAACAGAATGAGCACTGCTGATTTACAGGCACTTGCCGCTGAACATGGGATCGAGGGTGCAGAAGAAATCAGTGGAGCGGAACTGAAACGCATTTTGATCGAGCAGTTCGGATTATAGGTAGGGAAGAATGGACGAATATACAACATTAGAGCAGGTCAAAATCAGACTGAAACAATTTCATATTGAAACCGTTACGGATGAAGATGGTGTTACTTCTGATGTTGTCGTGTTCGACCAGAAAGAAGATAATCCTTACATCGAACAGCTTATCAAGCAGGCAAGAAATGAAGTGGTAAGCAAGCGGAATTACCCGGAAAGCTACACGGATGAAAAAATATCCGAAGACTTGAAACAGTTTGAGGATGTAATCGTCAATTTAGCCTTGTACGACCATTCACAGGCAGGAGAAGCCTATATGGCAAGTTATTCAGAAAACGGCGTAAGCCGTAGCTGGAAAGACAGGGAAAGCTTGTTTGTTGGAGTATTTCCGTTTGTAAAAGCATTATAACCGTATGGGATTCCATCTGGTTAGAAGATTGTGCGTTACGTTTTGCCGACGTCGGCAAAACGTAGCAGGCGGCACACATTGAGCGGTGGTGGGCGGTGTGCCATAAAAATGAAAGGCGGTATATGATTTGACGATTGAAATATCAACAGCAATCATTATAAGCGTGCTGTCGCTTGGTTTTTCCGTCTTTATGGGCTTGAAGAGCAACAAAAGGACAGACAACACGGATCTTGAAGAACGCGTGAGGGAGAACACACGCATTAACATGAAGTTGGATGCCATTTCAAACAACACGACCGAGATCAAAAATGAAGTTTCAGAGATGCGAAAAGAAATCAATTCTCATGACAACAGGATCATAAAGGTGGAGGAAAGTGTGAAATCGGCTCATCACAGAATTGACGGAATAGAAACCCGTCTTAATGATGAAAAGGAGGTTTAATCATGGATATTATACAGTCGGTAATTGCTAACATGACAATTATTCTGGCGATTATTGGTACGCTGGCATTTGTTGTGTCTGTGGTAACACAGGTAATCAAAGGTGTAGGCGTATTTTCTAAGGTTCCGACGGACATCTTGGTATTTGTTCTTTCCATCGGTATCACGGTCGCTGCGTTTGTGGCATACATGCAGTACATCCAGACATCAATTTTATGGTATATGATTTTGGCAGCTATTATTGCAGGATTTATTGTTGCGTTTGTCGCGATGTATGGCTGGGAAAAGCTTTCTGAACTGTGGACGCGGTTCGGCAAGGATGTGAAGTGAAATGCTTGAAATTAACAAGCAAAAAATGAATTATTCGCTACAGAGCGGAAAGGTTCCGGTGTATGTGACGGACGAGGATGGAAACATCGAATATTCGTCATATACCGACTCTGATGGAAATGTAATTTATTACCTCGATAAAGATGGAAACAAAATACCGAAAACAACCGGAGAGTATACCACAGGTTATGAGAAGCCTGTGGTTTTTTATTCTTCAATCAGCAATAAGTTGAGTGAAGCACTTATAAAAGAGTTTGGCGTTGACAATTCCACAAACTTTGTTCAAATTGTCGAGGACAAAGGGAAACTTCCATTGAACGTCGGTTCTTTGGTATGGAAACGGTCAGATGTAAGGTACAAAGATGAAGAGAATACAATCGTTGACGAAAATTCGGCTGATTACATCGTAAAAGGTGTTGCAGACGAGGGATTGACGGTTGATTTGTTCTTATTGCAAAAAAATGTGAAGTAGGTGCGGCATGGGGAAGAAAGTAATCACAATGAGCCTGTCTGAAAAGTCTATTCAGAATGCAATACAAGAGCTTAGAGCCTATCAAAACAGCTTAACATATAAATGTCAGCTATTGGCAGAAAAACTCGCGGAAAAGGGCGTAGAGATTGCCAGAGTGCAAATTGCTGACCTTGACGCAATATTCACATCGGAACTGATTTCAAGTGTTCACGTGGAATACGAAGGAAGCACTAAGGGCGGCGGGATATGGGCGGTAATAGCCGGTACAGACCATGCCGCATTTGTTGAGTTTGGAACCGGAATTGTGGGACAGCAAAGTCCTTATCATGGGAAACTGCCGGAGGGTGTTTCGTGGCAGTACGCAAGTGGAAAAACTATACATCAGATTTCAGATGGAAGATATGGATGGTTTTATCAGGACGACAATGGCGATTGGTGGTTTACAGAGGGAATGCCAAGCCGACCATTCATGTATCTGACCGCGAATGAGTTGCGGCAGATTGTTACACAGACAGCGAAGGAGGTGTTTGGATAATGGCAGACAACCAGTGGGTATATGATCTTGAAACAAACATTTTCTCCAATGTTGCAACGATAGCCAAACCAAAACTCAAGAAAAAATACAAAAGCATGAATTTTGACACTGCATTTACAACGGTTGAAAAGAACCTTGATAAAGACCCTGTTTTCCCGACTATTTACATCCATGAGATGCCGGGGCTTGAACGTGGGGCAGATTTAGATGGCACATCCGTAAATGCGGTGCAGGAAACAATACAGGTTGACGTCATTACAAACACAAAGCAGAGCGATGCAAAAGGGATTATGGCTATTTTAGCTGATGCCTTTAAACAGATGCGATTTCAAATTACAGCAATGCCGGAGTTTAAAAATGACAGTGAAAAAAAATTTAGAAGCGTTGCAAGGTTCCGGCGGATAATCGGAGCCAACGACAGATTGATGTAAAAGAGCCGAAAGGCTCTATTTTTTATGCACCGGGTGCAAAAAGATGCGCCCGATAACCGCATTATTTGGCGGTAGAAAGAGAGGTAAAAATGGCAGAAGCAGGATTGTCTACGTTAGGAATTACTTTTGGCTATGGCACAGAAGCGACAGCCGGAACAAAGCCTACATCGTTTAAACAGCTTACAAGAATTAACGCAATCGGCGGTATTAACATTGAGCCGGAACAGATTGACGCATCTGCATTAGAAGATGCTATTACCAGATATGTAAAGGGTCGCGCAGATACCGGTGGCTCTTTCCCTATCACGGTAAACCTTACGGATGCCACAAAGGAAGAGTGGGAAGCACTTATCACGGCGTATAAGGCGCTTTCCGGCGGGAAAAGAATGTGGTTTGAAACTATTATCCCGGGATTTACCGACGCGTTTTTTGTTGTGGCTCAGCCGCCAGAGCAGATTCCACAGCCGGAGATTGGTCAGAACGAACTTTTGACGGTTGAAATGAATCTTACCATTGAAGAATACAAGGGCATGGACACCGCTGTAGCTTTTACACCGGGGGAATAACACGTCAGTCGAATAGTTCGGTTGGATCGGCTGACGATAACCAGACAACCGAGCCAGAGCTTGAAGAAACAATTTAAAAGAACAGGGCGGTCTTCGGACTGCCCTTTCCCTATATGAGAGGGAGAAAGGGAAAGAAAATGACAAAATTAAAATTTGGCGAGAAAGAATTACAGATCAAGTTTGGATATGAAGCAACCGTGAAAAGCGGAATTATCAAGAAAGTAGCAAAATTAGACCAGATGGAAGATATTGAAACGGTTGACGAAATCCTTTTATTTCTTCCAGAGTTAATCCTTGTAGGCGCGCAGAAGTTTCACAAAGAGGAACTTGGATACAATCCGGACAATGAGGGAGAAAAGGAACAGCAGCTTGGAAAAGTATATGCCATGCTGGATGATTACTTTGACGGAGAAGATGCAGATGTTCAGGTACTTTACAATGCACTTTTAGCGGAGCTGCTTGAAAACGGTTTTTTATCAAAACTGCTCAAAGCAGATCAGAAAGAAGCGGAGAAGAAAACTCCGAGGAAAAAGTAGAAGAACAGAGAGAACTTACATGGGGAACATATTGTGCGGAAATCCGCCCGTTTTGGCTGTTAGTAACCAAGGGATATGGATTTACTGTACATGACATAGACATGTCGTGCCCGGCTGACTTACAGCCATATGCAGATGCATACAGCTTGGAGAGAAAACAGCGGGATAATGAAATGTGGATGTGGTTTGGAACATACGGATTGTCTGCGGTATCGGTGGCAGTAGAACATTGCCTTGCCGGACGAAAAGCAAGATCAAAGTATATTAAAAAACCAATCAATGAGCAACAAGGGAAAGATGATTCAGAAATGACGGAAGAAGAAATTAAGAAACAGAGAGAGCTATTTGTGGCAAAGCTCAAAATTATGCAGTCAAACTATGAGTTGAGCCATCCAAAACCAGAAAAGAACTTGGAGGTATAAATATGTCAATTAGAATTGGATCTGCAAGACATGATGAAAATGGGAAATTGACCGGTGGGAGACCGGGAGATCAGACCGGAACAGAAGTAAGTATGCAAAACTTTTATGTTCATAAAAAAGGATGGTATGTGTTAAGGCCAAAAACAAAAGATATGGCGGATAAACTGGCAGAATCAATGATTACAGCGTGCAATAATGATAATATTGGCTACTGTCAGGGACACCGGCTTGGAATTGTCAAATATGGTATTAATTCAAAAGTAAAAACAGAAGCAGATTGCGGCACAACGGTACGTGCATGCATTATTCATGCAACTGGAAAAGATGTTGGAAATTTCACCACAGCAAATGAAAAATCTGTACTTCTTTCTAGTGGCATGTTTGATGACATTGGAGGTTATGCGGCAGGAATGGTTCTTTACAACGGAGATGTTATTGTCACAAAAACAAAAGGTCATACAGCGATTGTGACAAGCGGAAACCCTAGAAAAAATGTAAAAGATCATTTAAACCCATACCCGGAACCTGCAAGGATTTTAAAGAAAAAATTCCCTTGCATGAGAGGGGATGATGTGAGATGGCTTCAGACGGAGCTTATTTATCACGGATGCCTGGATGAAAAAGATAAAAAGGGAAACAGTAATGTGGACGGTATTCTTGGAAATGATACGGCGACCGGTATTGGAACATTCCAGAAAAAAGTCGGAATTACAGTAGATAAGAAATGCGGACCGGTTACAAGAGAAAAATTAAAAGAGTAGATCAAGGACGGTAAGGTGTCACAGCCTACCGTCTTTTTATTTTGCATAGAAAGTTGGTGCATATATGGCAGACATTGATGAATTACAAATAAAAATCAAAGCTGACTCTGCAAAAGCAAGTAATTCCATAGAAAGCCTTGTAAACAGCATGAATAGGCTCCGGGAAAGCATATCGTTTGACACTGCAAAACTTTCAAATATTGCAAGCGGAATCAGAAGCATTTCCGATGCAGCTACCGGGTTCAAAGGTGGTAAATCTTCGGAAATCACATCAATGGTGCGGGCACTCAATAAATTTTCTGGTGTTGATGCAAATTCTATCCACGGAATATCTTCTGCTGTGAGAGATCTTGCATCTGGAATAGCAAGTGTTAAAGCTGTTGATACAAGCGGACTCACAAGCATGGTGTCGGCACTGTCAAAAATTGGTGGCAAGGCATCTACACAGGCGACAAAGAATCTGCCGGCTTTATCTGCGCAGTTACAAAACTTTGTACGCCAGATGAACAAGATAGGTGCATTGAATTTTGATATGACCAATATGAGCAACCTTGTAACAGCCATATCAAGGCTTGGAAGCGTTGCAAGCGGACGTGCAGTAACAAATATACCTTTGCTTGCTGACAACCTTAAATATCTGTTTGAGACACTCTCAAAAGCACCAAATGTAAGCGCAAATATTTTACAAATGACACAGGCACTTGGAAATCTTTCAAACAGATCTGGCGGTGCGATTACTGGATTAAATAACAGCATCAGTAATCTTTCCGGTTCTTTCCTTGGATTTAAGACATCCACAGGAAAAGCATTGATCGGACTCAAGTCATTCACAAGACAGATTTTATCCTCTATGGGGATTTATCTTGGTCTGTACGGAGCGATCAGAGGAATAAAAAATGCAATCGACATATCATCGGCATTAACAGAGGTTCAGAACGTTGTTGATGTTACTTTTGGTGACATGTCAAAAAAAGTCAATGAGTTTGCACAGGACTCTATACGTCAGTTTGGTATGTCAGAACTGACATTGAAACAGACGGCAAGCCGATTCCAAGCAATGGGAACAGCCATGGGAATTGACAGCAGTTTGATAAAGAAAGCCAATGAGTTTTTGAATAAGCAGACAGATGGCTATATTGGTTTGTCTGATTCCATGGCTGATGTGTCTTTGAATTTAACAAAATTAACTGCTGATATGGCATCTCTGTATAACATAGATCAGGATGTTGTGTCGCAGGATTTAGCTGCAATATTTACCGGACAGACACGTCCATTAAGAGATTACGGTCTTGATCTCACACAGGCAACCCTTAAAGAGTGGGCAATGAAACAGGGATTAGATTCTGATATTGCGTCTATGTCACAGGCTGAAAAGACAATGCTCCGGTATCAGTACGTCCTTGCCAATACGCAGACAGCGCAGGGAGACTTTGCGCGTACGGCTGATTCATGGGCGAACCAGATCAGAATTTTAAAACAGTCATTTGAACAGCTTGGCAGTGTTATTGGTGGAGCATTAATCAATGCTTTCAAACCATTCGTAAAAGCACTCAATTCCGTTTTACTGGTTGTTATCAGCTTTGTTACAAAGGTTACAAACGCTTTAGGCGCAATCTTCGGATGGAAATACGAGGATTCCGGTGCAGGTCTTGCAGATAGTTTTTCAGATGCGGCAGAGAGCGCAGGCGATGTTGCTGACAATACCGGACAGGCGGCAAAGAACATCGACAAGATGAATAAGGGCGTCCGTCAGTTTGATGAATTGAAACTGATTACCACAAATGATGGTTCTGGCAAAAAAGGTTCGGGCGGTTCCGGCGGCGGTGGCGCATCAGGCGGTGCCAGTGGCGGTAAACTCGTCAAGACTGATACCATTTTCAAAAATTACGAAAGTGATATTAAAAATCTGAAACAACTTGGAAAATACATCAGTGATGCCTTATCAAAAGCTATGGAGTCTATCAACTGGGATAAGATTTATTCCAAGGCAAGAAATTTCGGCAAAGGCTTGGCAGATTTCCTTAATGGTCTTATCAATCCGAGACTGTTTGGAAATGTAGGAAAAACGATTGCCGGGGCACTGAATACGGCGATTTATGCCACACTTTCCTTTGGCCAGACATTTGACTGGTCAAACCTTGGAAAATCACTGGCAGAGGGAATAAATAAATTCTTCCAGACATTTGATTTTAAGGCACTTGCAGAAGATATAAATGTTTGGGTACAGGGAGTTTACAAGACGATTAAGACCATGATAGAAAATATCAAGTGGTCTGATGTTTGGAAAGGCGTAAAAGATTTTCTTTCGAACATTGATATTGAGACAGTTGAAATTCTTCTCGGAGCATTTGCTCTGAAACTTGCAGGCAAACTGTTAACAGGGAAACTTCTCAAGGAGACTATTGGAAAATTAATAGGAGCGAAATTCACAGCCGCTTTTGGTTCAACGGCGGTAAAATCATTGCTCTCTTATGCAATTCCTATTTCACTTGCTGTAGTAGTGGCAACGTTATCTTTTACGGTTGGAAAAGATAGCATAAAAAAAGATGCTAATAATTTAGAAAAAGCGTATGAAAAAGGCGGTTTTCTGCAATATCTTCAGGAAAGTTTTAAACAACTTCTTAATCCGTTTGAATGGATTAATGCATATGGCGGTGGAGTTTTGAGCCATGATACTGTGATGGACAAATTAGGCATTGGAAATGGAATGAATGTTGATGAATTTGTCAAAAATCTGCCTAAAAAGGAAGATTACAAATCATTAGATGATTTCCAAAAAGCATTAAATGAGTTCAATGATAATATGCCTAATAAATTAAATGTACCTGACAGCTTTGATCTAAAGGCGTGGATAGATGAATGGAAGAATATAAACGGATTAGATGATGTAGATTTACGAGCAGATGTCGTCCTTCCAAATTTACAGGAGAAGATTTCCGAGTTCAAAGACAATGTCAAAGAATGGTGGGGATTGAATGTAGAACTACCCGTTCGCAATAAATTAACAACAACTTTAGAGGATGTTTCTTCATGGTGGGAAGATGTAAAAGAATATTGGGGAGAAAAAAAGCTTTCAATACAGACAGAAATAGGAGAAATAAAAGGTAAAATAGAAGAAAAGTGGAATGAAGCTTTAACTTACATTCAGGAGAACATTTTCCCGTGGTTCACAAAGAAAAAGTGGATGGAAGTAGGGAATGGAATAAAAGAGGGATTGTCTGCTAAATGGGATGAGTTTTCCGATTGGTGGCAGAATACCGGAATATATAATTGGTGGGAAAATCATGTGAAGCCATGGTTTACAAAAAAAAGATGGGATGAGCAGGGAGACGGAATGAAAAAAGGTCTTTCTGAAAAATGGGGCGAATTTAGTAACTGGTGGAGTACATCTGGAATTGGTTCTTGGTGGACAAATCATGTAGAACCGTATTTTACAAAAGATAATTGGACATTCAGTGGCATTTCTGACGGATTGAAGCAGGCATTTGATAATGCTGTTGCAGGAATTAAGCAGGTATGGAATAATTTTGCAACGTGGCTTAATTCAAAACTGTCTTTTTCATGGGATTCTGTAAATATTGGTGGAAAAGAAATAATTCAAGCTGGCAATATTAACCTTGGAAAAATCCCAACGTTCGCCGCAGGAGGTTTTCCAAAACAGTACAGCATGTTTATGGCAGGAGAAAACGGCGTACCGGAAATCCTTGGAACAGTTGGAGGAAAGACAGCAGTTGCTGGGGGGCAGGAGATCACAGGTATTCGTGATGCTGTATACAGTACGTCACAGCAGGAAATTGCGTTGCTTAAACAGCAAAATCAATTATTGTCAGAAATTTTGAAAAAACCAATGTTAAGTAATAATGATGTATTTAATGCGGCTAAATCTGTATATAAAGGCGAAGCCAAAAGAAGATATGGAGACAGTGCGGCATTTGATCCTGTTTGGGGATAATAGTTGAAATCCTCTCATGCTATGATATAATGTTTTCAAAAAAACAATATGGGAGGATTTTATGGCTATATTATTATGTGATGGAAAAGAATTTTCAGTAAAAAAATTTGTAAAAGAAAGTAGAATGTATACTTTAGATATGAGTTTTGAAAGTAAGAAAGAATTTGAAGAATTTTCTAAACTCTATGAAAGATATGAATTTTCAGAAGGTGTTTTTGATTTTGAAATTGAGGGAGAAATCTTTAAGGGTTGGTTTGGAAATATGTTGTATGATAAAAAATACAATGTTAGAGTAATTATTGGTATCTATGACGGAATAGATGAATTGGAAAGCGGATGTAAGGTATATAATGTACCGAGTTCACTTATTGGAATTGGAAATGCAATAAGAAAAATTTGCGATGTACTTGAAAAAAATAACAATATCAATGATGAGCAGAAAAATGACATATTAAAAACAATGAATACACCAGAAACAGATATAGAGTTTCAACATTTAGTAGAAGATTTGCCTTTATATCTAGAAACATCAAAACAGACGATTGAAGATATAAAAAAGGAACTGGATTTATAATGACAATAACCACCACTTGTGGTAGAATTAATCTATCACAAATGACGGAGGAATGAGAAATGGAAGAAAAAAAAGAAACGAAGCTATGTAAATATTGCCAAACAGAAATTCCGGTAAAAGCAAAGGTGTGTCCGAATTGCAGAAGAAAGCAAGGCATGAACATAAAAGTATGCATACTGGTTGTGGTTTTAGTAGTTGTTGCATACGTAATAGGGAAAAGTGGAAATAACACAGAAAGTACTGAACCAAAGAATAGTCAAACAAATGAAAAATCAACAGAGTCATTTGCACAAAATGATGTTGTAAGCAATAATAAAGAACCAGAAGCGAAAGAAGTATCTGATTCCGATTTTTCAATTAAAGAATATAAATATGAAAACACAATAGGCGACACTTTATATTTTTTAGTTATTACAAATAATTCTGATACAGATGTTTCAGTGTCCGGAAATGCAACAGCAAAAGATGCAAGCGGAACTTCAATGGGAGCAGGCGACATGAGCATTGATATTTTAGGAGCAGGCGAAACATCTATTGGATGTTTTTACTTTGACAGTGTATCCGGAATTGACAAGGTAGAATATACATTGGATTATGACGAAAAACCATATTACAAACCAGTTATACAAAATTTGCATGTCGAGCAAACACTTAATAGTGAAAATGTAACTGTATCGGTCACTAATAATGCAGAATATCCAGTACTTTTTGTAGAGGCATATGCATTATTTTTTGATAGCAATGACAATATTGTTGGTTATAATAGTACATATGTTACAGACTCGGATAGTGAAATAAAACCAAGCAAAACAATTTCTGCACAGCTTGACTGTTACAACGGATACGATCATGCAGAAATATATTTTACAGGTCGTGCAGACAAATAACTTAAAAAAGAAAGCACATAGTTGAGACTTTTGTTTGACAAACACACATAGAAAATATATAATTTCAATAATTAAAAATCACGCAGGCAAGACCTAAAGAATTTAGGACGTCCTGCAAGCCTATGAGGAATAGGTACGGATTCGTGACCGCCAGAGATTGAAGAAATTCAGTCTTTGGTGGTCTTTTTGTTTGAAAATTCATCCAAATGGATTGAATATATAGCGTGTAACTCCTGTTAGGGTATGTTCCTAACGCACGTGAATTTAAAGGTTGAGCCTTGCGAAATGTAAGGCTCGGAAATTTAGGAGATATAAGATATGGCATACACAGCTCTTATAACTAAAGATGAAATCGGATTTGAAAACAATGCGAACACGATAACGACAGTTGAAATTGCCGAAATGATGGAAGTAGAACACAAGGAAATCCTAAAGAAATTAGAGGGAACAAGGAAACCAGATGGAAGTGTTAAACAAATTGGAATTATACCGGTTTTAACTCGGGGGAATTTTCCTCTTAGTGATTATTTTGCACTTTCTACATACAAGGATTCCAGCGGCAAGGAAAACAAGTGTTACAATGTGACACGTTTAGGTTGTGATTTTCTTGCTAATAAGTTTACAGGAGAAAAAGGCATCCTATTCACAGCAAAATATGTAAAGCGTTTTAACGAGATGGAGAGGGGACAGGTCCCGAAAGATTTTCCATCGGCACTTCGGGCATATGCGGATGAAGTAGAGCGCAGGCAGATTGCAGAACAGGAGAATGAAAAGCTGCAGCAGGAACTTGACTATAGCAAAGACTGGTATTCTATTAAGCGTGTTGCAGCAATGAACGGTGTGGACTGGAAAACATTTAATTGGCGAAAACTCAAAGAAAAGAGCATTGAACTTGGATATGGCGTGAAAAAGATTTTTGATGCAAATTATGGAGAGGTAAATACCTACCATAGGGATGTTTGGGAAGCAGCATACCCGGAGTATGAAATTTAGGAGAAATTTTATGAACAAATTAGAAATCAGGATTACATATGGGAACACGGAAGTAATTCACACACCGGAGAAAATTGTGATTAAATCGCCCAATATCGAAGTAATTACAAAATAGATCAAGAAAAAGAAGTGGCATCTATCAAATTGGTGGTAGGTGCTATTTTTATACCTATTTTCAGGAGAATAGCCATGAGAAAAAAGTATAAACCGATAGATTGGGGCAAGTGCTCGGAAAATCGGACGCCAATAGGAAATCCGAATAATTGCTTTGTGGCGGATATTCTGCCGGACGGAAAAACTGAAATCTTATTTTTAAGTGATGATGGCGGTGTTCGTATTTGTAAATCTGAAAGAGTAACTTGATTGGAGGTGGTCGCATGGCGTACAGCGGATGGCTGTTAAAGATTGGAAATTACATAGTGCCAATGTCTTTTATGAAAGCAGAGACATACAGTCCATATGTCAACATGCAGGATTTGGACGATTATACAGATGCCAACGGTTATCTGCATAGAAATGCCGTGGAATTAAAGGCTTTAAAAGTGGAGTTTGAGACACGGGCAATGCTGACAAATAAGACTTTTAGTGAGGTTTTAAACAATATTCGAAGTCAGTTCACAAATGCGACAGGGAGAGCATGCTATATCACAGCGTATATCCCGGAATACGACGATTATGTGACGCAGTACGGCTATATGGCAGATTTTCAGCCTACGATATACGGAACATATGATGGAATAATTCATTACAATTCAGTTCGGCTTGCTTTCATAGGGGGTGTGTACGGTGGTTAATTATAAATATGGCGACTTGTTCAAAAAAGATACGGTCGATAAGCAATTATCCATCGTATCTGATGACGGAAAAATCAATATCACAAATACAGAGCTACACCAAGAAAAATTCGAATTGACCGAAAGTTTGTGTTCGGAACAGGAATTGACGTTTGGATCATGCGAAGCCGCCATGATTAAATTCACGGTGTCAAATACATTTTTGCCAATGAAGGGCAGATGGATGACGGTAAGAATGTCCCTTGATGGACATGCATATATCCCGTTCCAGTTCGGACGATATAAGGTTGATTCTGATACGCCCACGGCAGACAGAACGTGCCGTGATGTGGTTGCATATGATGCCATTTATGACATTTTAAATGCAGATGTGGCAGCATGGTATAACACTGTCTTTCCATCCCATAAAGAGCAGCAGAAAGATAAAGATGGAAAAACTACGACTGTTACAGTTTATGATCCGGTCACAATGAAGCAATTCCGGGACAGCTTTTTTAAGCACTTCGGGATTGAGCAGGCTGACATTATACTGGTTAATGACGGCATGTCTATTGAAAAAACAGTTGCAGTCACGCCATCCAGTGAGACAAGTTCTGATACAGAGGAATCGAGCACCATAGGCGAATCTATGAGCGGCAAGGAAGTGTTGTCCTGTATTTGTGAGCTCAATGGCTGTATGGGGCACATGGGGCGTGACGGGAAGTTTCATTATATTTATCTGGAACAGGAGATACAGGGATTATATCCAAGGAATGATCTTTATCCGGCGGATAATTTGTATCCAAGAGATCCGAAAAGCAACCGTATCGGGAAGGATTTATATATAACGGCTGAGTATGAAGATTTTCTTGTTAAAACAATCAATAAGTTACAGATCCGGGAGCAGAAGAATGATATCGGTGTGATTGTGGGTACCGGAGACAATGCCTATGTGATCGAGGATAATTTTCTTGTATATGGCAAAGGCACAAAAGAACTGAAAGGCATTGCAAAAAATATTCTTTCCAAGATCAGAGGGATTGTTTACCGACCGTTTACAGCGGACTGCAAAGGAAATCCGTGTCTTGAGGTCGGGGATGCAGTGCGGTTGCCGACCAGATATGAACTGATCGAGTCCTATATTCTGAAAAGAACCCTGAAAGGTATACAGGCTTTGCGTGATGATTTGGAAGCGGATGGGGAAGAGTACCGGACAAACGGGGCGAACGGAATACAGAAAAGTATTTTAAAGCTCAAAGGCAAGAGCAATGTGTTGGAGCGAACCATTGAAAAGACACAGAGCACGATAACTGATGTTGAGAAGGGATTGCAGTCACAGATCACGCAGACCGCAACCGAAATTCGCACAGAAGTTAAAAATACAACGGATGGTTTATCATCGAGAATCACGCAAAATGCGAGCAGTATTACAGCAGAAGTTAAAAGGGCACAGGGACAGGAAGTTGAACTTGCAGCAGCTATTAAAATTAATGAGGACAAGATTACAGCGGAAGTTACGAGAGCAAGCAAAGCAGAGGGCGATTTGTCCGGAAAGATAGAGGTAACTGCAACTAAGATACGGTCAGAAGTCAGTGCTTCGTTGAAGGCATGGAATATTGATGGCTATGATATTAATTATTATGGTTTTGGAAAACCCCAAGATACTTACCCTGCATCATCCAAATATAATGGACGCAGTTTTTTAGATCAGGATAGTGGAAAATTGTATGGCTGCGATCCGGATGGCGGAATTAACAGCGGTAAATATAAATGGACATTGATAACCACGCTTAAGCAGCTTTCATCCAATATGTCCAGTGCGATTACGCAGACATCAAAGGGGATCGAAAGCAAAGTTACAAGAGATAGTGTTGTTTCAGAAATCAACCAGTCAGCCGAGGGTATCAAAATTAAAGCAAAACTGCTTGAATTAAAAGGTTCTATGGAAATGACCGGGGGATATATGCATATTCAAGCGGAAGAGTCTGTAGAAAACCTTATTGAATTTAAACGCAGTGGAACACTTGTACAGATGGGAACGGATGGATTTCGAACAGTGGAAGGGACGCTTGAAAGTCCTGTTCATAAATGTACGGTTCAATATAATCAGGTTTCATTGCATAAAGGCGCAAACGATAATGACCACATGATGATCCATTTAGACGGAGATACCGGAGTAGGTGGATTCAGAGGTGGAGTAATTAATGGATCTGACAAAAGAATAAAAAACACAATTTTAGATTTAAGCAAAAAGCAATCATCTGAGTTTATTTATTCTTTAAGAGCAAAATCGTATCGTTATAATTTCGAAAAAGATGGGTTCCATCATGGATTTATTGCACAGGATGTTTTGAAAAAAGCGGAAAAAGGGTGGAATATTTGTCCAAAAACGTTTTCAGACAGCAATGGGAAAAAGTATTACGGACTGAAATATACGGAACTGATTGCTGATCTGGTTGCCACAGTGCAGTTGCAGCATGACGAGATAGAACAGTTAAAGGAAAAGGTGGAAAATCTATGATAAATGCAAAAATTCGGGAATTTGAAAACGACATTATAAATTATGCAAATTTGTGTGAGGATGTCCCAATCGAAGCTAAGTACCTAGTGTTTAAGGATATTCTGCAGCAGATTAAGGAAGAAGCAAACAGACATGTTATAGCCGAACGGGAGCAGATGAAGCTTGCAAAGGAAAGGGAGAGTGAGGACCATGAACAAAGCGCATAGTGCTATTAATTGGGAGAATTATCCTAGTGATGAAACACCGCTTAATGAAAGCAATCTTAACAAAATGGACGCAGCTATTGGCGTTATTGATGATCGTGTAATCACTCTTGATACCACAAAAGCCACGAAAACAGAAGTGGCTACCCTTGTTGCAGACGTGACCTTTGAGGAATCGACCGGAATCATTACGATCACAAAAAAGAACGGTTCTAAGATTACGATTGATACACAGATGGAGAAAATCGCAATCAACTTCGTTTATAACCCGACCACACAGCAGATTATCCTGACTCTGATTGATGGCACGAAACAGTACATAGACCTGTCGGCACTGATTACACAGTATGAGTTCCTTGATTCTGATACGGTAGCTTTTTATATTGATAAGGATGGAAAAGTGTCTGCCATCGTCAAAGAGGGTAGCATCGAGGAAAAACACTTGGAGCCAAACTATCTTGCGAAAATCAAAGTGGAAGTGGCAAAGGCAGAGTCAAGCCAGCAGGCAGCGGCAAAGTCCGAAGCCAACGCCAAAGCAAGTGAGAATGCTGCAAAAGCCAGTGAAACAGCGGCAAAAACATCCGAAACCAATGCCAAAGCGTCAGAGACAGCGGCAGCGAAGTCAGCTACGGCGGCAGAGGCATCCGAAAGCAACGCAAAAGTCAGTGAGACATCCGCCAGTGAATCATCCGCCACAGCCACGGAGAAAGCATCGTCCGCCAGTCAGTCAGCTGATACAGCAGCCGAAAAAGCAGATATTGCAACTCAAAAGGCTGCGGAGATCATCGGTAAAGCGGAATCTGCAGAAGAAAGTGCAACCAAGGCACAGAGTTATGCTGTTGGTGGTACAGGAAGCAGAGAGGGCGAGGATTCTGACAATGCCAAGTATTACTATCAGCAGGCAAAAGACATATCAGAAGGACTTAAAGGTGGATTGCAGCCACACGGAACAGTTGCATTTGCAGATCTTCCGGCACTTGCGGATGTTAGCACAGGGTGGATGTACAATATTTCAGATGAATTTACCACCACGGATGATTTTAAAGAGGGAGCCGGGAATGTAATTCCGGCAGGTGCCAATATTTATAAAACATCAGATGATAAATGGGATGTGCTTGCCGGAACTCCAGTTACCGGAATCAAAGGTGTAAATGAAGATTCTTTCCGCAGGGGCAATGTAGAACTCACAGCAGAAAACGTCGGTGCAGTGGCAACTGGTGGAGATACAGCCGAGAATACAGCAACTTTTACAAGCAGTGATGTGGCAGATGGGTCCGCGTCAGCATGGACAAGCGTATCAAAATTATCAAGTGGCGAAAAACATTCTTCTATTTTAAAAAAGGTGTCACAGATGTTCAAAAATGTGCGGTATCTCTATAAAATGCTTGGAACGACGGATATTTCTAAGATTGGGAATGGGACATGCACGGGAGCGATATCATCGTTAAACGACGGTTTAGCCAATAAATATTTTCTAAAAGTATTAGCAAAAGACTGGTCTGGATTTGTCGGTACATTGTTTCCCCAATTTAATGTGCAAAATGATAATGTTGTCGATATTTATGCTGATAAAACTGACGGTACATATCCTGCTGTACGTGTTGCCCGTGCTAGTGCAGATTATGATGGTAATAACATTCCAGACACATATTTAAAAAAGGCGGATGCCAAAAATAATGTATCTAGCTTATCCAATACTGCAACAAATTATAATGACCAAACTCCTGTCGTGCAGTATTTCACTGTCCCGGATGATGGGTATTATCTTATTACAGGTCTTGTCACTTTCAGTTCAAACGCAAATGGGTTTCGTGAAGTTTTTATAACAAATACAACATCTAACTATGTCATGGGACGAGTCAGAGTTCCTGCGGTATCCGGCGGTGCAGTAACTTTACAGGTAACGAGTGGTGGCACTTTCGGACCGGGACAGACTGGTACACTCAGTACTTATCAGAACTCAGGTTCAAATCTTAATGTGCAGGAATGGTTAAGTATGGTAAAGATCGCGCCTAAACTGTAAAATTTAAGGATTTTTAACTTCTGTTTTACGAATAAAGCGGACAACTTGGCACAAAAGAAAACTTGTGCAGAAATATAATAAAATCAAGAGCCTAAGAGCCGATTACATGACCATGTGTTGTGTAGCCGGCTCTTTTGCATAAAGCCTTCGGGCAGAAAGGAAAATTATGCACTTAAAATTTATCACAGATAAATGGCAGATGCATAATTTTCAACCAGTAATTAATTTTTTAACAAAATTTAAACTAATCAATCGACATTCTGCGACAATAAGAAATTTACCTGTCGAAACTTGCGACCGAAAGAAATTGAATGTTTGCGGGAAAATTTGTAAAATAAAATTGTCCGATAAGGGCACTTCAAGTTCTGGCTGAGGGGCGGGATAAGGCGTTTTCTTGTCCCTCAACTACAAACGAGTTTGTAATTTGTAGCAATTTGTCAAATGGGGTTGACGGTATCGAACATAAGTTCTATAATTTGTGTATCGCTATCGGAAGTGCGGAATGATTGGAGGAAATTAATATGGGGGAAAATGAGGTTGAGAATGAAAACGTAAACGAATTTTACAAGGAAAAAATTTATGAATTGGTCGCTCATTGCAATAATGAGAGGTGGCTTAGAGCTATCTTAACGTTTATAAAAGAACTATTAAAGTAAAAGAAAGCCAAGGGTTTGCGCATTGCCCTTGGCTTTTCTTTACTTCTGACTTGTGATTGAATCAATGAATTTTTCCAATGCATTCCATCCGGTATCATCCATTTTCGATAACGCCACGATCAAACGTTTTTTAAAATCTGAATCTTCACATTTAAGTACGTCTGCGAGCATCTTTGAAATCTGCTCGTCTTTGGTTTCTGGGATAAACATTTCGCCTTTTCCAGTTCGTAACCAATCTTCATTGACATTTTCATTTCGTAACATGATTATATGTTGTTCTGTTACGTTTCTGCGTCCTGATTCAATATCAGAAACACCAGACTTGGTTATTCCGAGAATCTTTCCAAATTCTTCTTGGCTTTTTCCCATAGCCTTGCGAAGTTCTTTCATTCGCTCATTCATAATCTCACCTCTCTTTCTACATAGAACTATACCATACGCAAACAGAATTGTAAACAGAAAAAGTTCGCAAACGGAACAAAAACATGTTGACATAGTTCTGAAAGCGTGATATATTATACGCATACCGAACAAAAACAACATTAAAAGTTCGGCAGAAAGGAGTGATACGGTGAGCGAACAGGAAAAGAAAGTTGTAGAAAAACTCAAAGAAGCCATTCCGAAAATGAACGACTTTCAGAAAGGCTACGTTCTTGGCATGGTTGAGGGTTCAGCAAGCGTTTCAAAAAATCAGCCAGTAGAAGAGACTGGGAACTCAAAAACAGAAGAATAGAAAACAAGATATTGATAGTTGAGAAATTTGTCGGAATTTGCAGATTAAATGTGTTTGTAACACAGGAAATCAGTTGATACAATTAATATGCGACGGCGGCAGGAAATGAGTTACATTATTGCTTTATTTTCCGCATCATCTTTAGTATTTTATTTAATCTCTTTTGTACTTTTTTAAATCCTTTGTATAGGTCGATTGTCATGGATGTTACGGTTAGAATTATGAAGAAGTCGTAACCGGTAACACGCCATGCCAATAATGAGATAAGTATACTAACGATTTTCATGATAACAGTTCCTTTCATGATGGCCGCCGCCGTACATTAATTGTATCAACAAAGCAAAATAGAGACAACCAGTATTTTCCAACTATCAAGCGGTAGTTGGATTTTTTATTGCAAAAATCCGGAAAGGAGAAGAATGAATGAACAATTTAGAAACAACCAAAATGCAGACACCAATCGAAATTGCACTTGGTGTCGATGAAGACGGAATGACCACCGCAAGAAAGCTGTATGCGTTCTTGGAATTGGCGCAGGGACAGTTTTCAAGATGGGCGAAATCAAACATTGTTGATAATGAATTTGCCACTGAAAATGAGGATTACTGGGGGTTCGACATTAATGTCGAGGGTAACAAAACGCAGGATTACAAACTCACAGCCCATTTTGCAAAGAAACTTTCTATGAAAGGGAATGGAGCGAAAGCAGAAGAAGCACGAGATTATTTCACGACCTTGGAAGAACGTGTGAAACAAAAGGTAATCGACCTCAATCAGTTATCACCGGAGTTGCAGATGTTCCAGAAGATTTTCAATTCTGTAGCGGAACAGCAGTTGGAACAGAAACGGCAGGCGGAACAACTGAACCATGTGGAACAAAGAGTTGAGAGCATCCGAGAAGTGGTTGCACTTGATACAACATCATGGCGTGATGATACCGGAAACATTCTGCGGAAAATCAGTATGGAGCTTGGCGGCGGACAGGCATATAGCCAAGTAAGAGCCGAAAGCTACGAACTGTTGTCAAAGCGGATGGGTGTAAATCTGAAACAGAGACTTACGAATAAGCGCAGGAGAATGGCTGATGAAGGTATCTGTAAATCGACCAGAGACAAATTATCCTATGTGGATATTATCGCAGAGGACAAGAAGCTGATCGAGGGATATACAGCTATTGTAAAGGAAATGGCAATCAGATACGGAGTTGGAAAGGATTAACAGGAGGTATTCATGGATAGACAGAACATTGCATTAAGAAAGACATTAGATCAGATCGGCGTAAAACATAGCCTTAAGGGTTACGGTTACATAATCAGTGCGGTTGAGAAATGTCTTGAAAACAGAAGTAAACTTATCAACGTTATTAAAGGACTCTATACTGAAATCGCAGAAGAAAACGGCGATACAGTCTGGAGAGTAGAAAGATCAATCCGGCACGCGATAGAAGTTACTTGGACAAATGGCAATACAAATGCAATCAACAAAATTTTTGGCTATACGGTTTCAGTGGAAAAAGGAAAGCCGACAAATTCAGAGTTTATCGCATTAATAACAGATTTTGTTTCCTTGTATGGTGACGAGATTGCCAATGGTTCCTATAAGTGGTAGGAGTAAGGTGTCTATGAAGAAGTTTGCAAAGGTAATTGAAATGATCGGCACCGTTGTTTTTCTGTTTTGCATCTGCATTGATGCAACGGAGTATCCGGTCACTGCTATACCTGTATTGATTGGATTACTTCTTATTTATTTAGGAACAAAAATAGATGGGGAGTGGCAGGAGTATACAGAAGAGATTGTAGATTACGATTACAGAAGTGAGTCTGATGACGATGACGGTATTACCTATATCACATTTGACACTGATTACAGCAAAGAAAAGGAATCATCCGAACCGACCAAAGCTGAATGATTCCAGTTCAAGCAATAGCATAAGCTATTTGCGCCTATTTTAGCACAAGAAAAGGAGAAATTCAAATATGAGAGCAGAAAACAATAAAGTGGAACTTACAGGAACGATTATCACAGAGCCGGAATTTAACCATGAGGTGTTTGGAGAGGGATTTTATAATATGCACCTCAAAGTGGATAGATTAAGTGGGACGGCTGATATTATCCCATTAATTATTTCAGAGAGATTAATCAATCTGAATGATAAATACACGGGCACTGCCGTTAATGTTTCCGGTGTGTATAGTTCTTATAACAAACATGAGGAAAAGAGAAATCGTCTGTTATTATATGTATTCGTCTGTGAAATTGAAAAAGCGAATCCGGGAGAGCATACAGATTTGAACAAAATCCAGCTTGACGGATATGTATGCAAAGAACCGATTTACAGGAAAACTCCGCTTGGAAGAGAAATTGCAGATTTATTAATCGCAGTCAATCGTTCCTACGGAAAATCAGATTATATCCCATGTGTTGTTTGGGGTAGAAATGCAAGATTTGTTGGTCAGTTGGAAGTAGGAACTCATATTGAGATCAATGGACGCATTCAGAGCCGCGGATATATTAAGAAATATGAAGATGGAACAGAAGAACAGAGAACAGCATACGAGGTGTCTGTAAGCAAAATCAATGTATTAGAGGAGGAAAATTAAGATGGCAGAAAATACCGTTACAATTTCCGTTGAAGAATATGCAGATCTGGTTGCATGCAGGACGAAAGTTCATACAGCATGTGCCATTATTGCAAATGAGCACCAAAGAGACATTGAGCTGATGGGAAAAAAAGGAACAACTATTGATTCAAAAATTATAGAGTCAGCTCTTGGATATGTTGACGATGAAGCATGCTTTGAAGAGGCACTTAAAAAATATAAAGAGTGGAAGGGGAAAGAAAATGAAACTGAAAATTAGATCGTTACATATGGAGAATTTCAAGGGAATTAAGAGCCTTGATGTGAATTTCTCTAATAAGACAAGTATTAAAGGACAGAACGCCGCAGGAAAGACAACCATATTCGATGCGTTCACATGGCTTCTGTTTAACAAGAACAGTGCCGGAGAGGAAAAGTTCAATGTCAGACCGTTGGATAAGGACGGCAACCGCATTGATAACGTGGAGATTAAGGTTGTAGCGGTTCTGGATGTAGATGGCAAGGAAATGGAACTTTCAAAGATTCAGAAGCAGAACTGGGTAAAGAAGCGTGGCACCGATACCGTGACTTTGCAGGGAAATGTCAATTCATTTGAAATTGACGGTTATCCAAAGAGTGAAGCTGATTTCAAAGCTTATGTTTCCGGTCTTGCGCAGAGCGAGGATATGTTTAAGATGCTGACCAATCCGCAGTATTTCTCTTCTTTGAAATGGAAAGATCAGCGCGATATTCTGATGCGCCTCGCAACGGATGTATCGGATGTTGAACTGGCGCAGACAGATGCTAAGTATGCCCCATTACTCGGCGAGTTGGAGAAAGCACCGTCCACAGATGATATCCGTGCTAAGTTTTCCAAAGCGTTATCCGGGTGGAAGAAGAAACAGGCTGAAATTCCGGTGCGTATTGATGAAGCAGAAAAATCCAAGATTGATGTGGATGTGGCAGAACAGGAGCTTGCAAAGGTAGATCTGGTAAGAAGAATCGCTGAATGTGACAAGAAAATGGAGAATGCCGGTAGCACGTTAGGCGATTTGAGAAGCAAGGAAATGCAGTTGCAATTTGATATGTCCGGCATTATGCAGGTCATGAATGACGAACTTTCCGCAAAACGTAGAGGTCTTGACAGTGCCAAGGATGATGCAACACGAGAGTTCAATGACTTACATAATCAGATTCAGTCTGCGGAAAATCAGATCAAGGCAAATGAGAAGACAATTTCCGATACAGATGCAGAGCGGAAAAATCTTGGTGTTGAATACAATGCAGAATTTTCCAAGGCATTTGATGAAATGCCATATCTCTTTGACGAATCCAAGTGGAAATTTGATGAATCTACAACGGTTTGTTCCTTATGTGGTCAGAAGTTGCCGCAGGATAAGATTGAGTCTCTTAAGGCTGATTTTGAGCAGAAAAAGGCAGATGCCAAGGCACGTGCCACCAAGCAGTTAGAGGATGCACGCAAAGCATTTGATGATGCAAAGGGCGCAAAACTTAAAGGTCTGATTGACAAGGGCAACGCTTGCAAGGCTGATATTGAGCGATTGACAAAGGAAAACGCCAAGTTGCAGGAAGACATTGTGGCACTCAAAGAGCAGGAATCCAAGGCACTTGCAAAGCAGAATGATTATGCAAAGCAGTTATCCGAGATCCCGGCAGAAGCTGATTATTCGCAGAATGAAGAGTATGTGAAGCTGAAAACAGAGCATGACAAGATTCTTGCTGATATTGCAAAGGTTGAATCCGAGGGCGCAGACAAGGTTGTTACTGATTTAAAAGCCGAGAAAGCCGATCTGCAGAGTCAGCTTGAAGAGGTGAACAAGGTTATTGCGCAGGCGGCTAACAATGTGGCGATTGATGATCGTATCGAAACGCTTCGTGACGAGCAGAAAGAAATCGGGCAGAAAGTTGCCGATCAGGAACAGATGCTTTATCTCTTGGAAGAGTTCATTCGTTTCAAGCTGAATAAGGTTTCTGAATCTATCAACAGCCATTTCAAGACCGTAAATTTCAAACTCTTTGAAATGCAGTTAAATGGCGGTATGAAAGATTGTTGTGAGTGTACCGTAAATGGAGTGCCGTATTCGACTTTGAATAGCGGTCATAGAATTGTAGCCGGACTTGATATTATCCGTTCTCTTAGCGAGTTATACGGTGTGAGCGTGCCGATTTTCGTAGATAACGCCGAATCGCTGAATGAGTTCAATGTGCCGGATATGGATGCGCAGTTAATTCTTTTGAGCGTTTCCGAGGACAAACAGTTGAAAGTGGAGGGTGTGTAGAATGTCAAGAGTAGGGACAAGCAACAACATCACACAGCCGGATGCACGGTGTATGTCGTGCAAGCGTTGGAAGAGTGCAAGTAAGGGGTTCTGGGAAAGAGCCGGACATTGTTCTCTTCCGTATTGCGAGAAAGATATGAGAAATAAAGGAAAGAGAGGTCGTGTACATGGATGATATTGAAAAATTGAAGGCTGAAAACTCGGATTTGCGAACAAAGGTAGATGAACTTATGAGTAATAAATATTGCCTTGAAGAAAAACTTAGAAAAGTCTCAGGAACAAACGAAAGACTTTTGCGTATTCTTGAAAATTTGTCAAATGGATATGTGAAAAAGGAGGGTTAATGATGCATTATATTAAAGCAAAATTCCCAAACAGCACCAGAAGTTATACATACCGCACCGAGGATTCCGTAAAAGCCGGTGATACGGTTGTAAATGCCAAAGGTGCAAAGCTGACAGTTACAGATGAATCAGTGGATATGGCATGGGTGGAAACCTACGGTGCTGATAAGGTGGCGGTTGTGAAGAAATATGAGGAAAGCGAGGAAAAGCAGTGAAACTTTATTTTTATGGACTTAATTCGGACGGAATCTCCGTCACAGAAGTGGAAGTGATTGAAAAACCAAAGACATATTATCCAGTTGATAAGAAAAGAGGTTTTCCAAATTGCATGAGCTTTGTTAGAAAAGAGGACGAAGGGAAAATTACTGGCTATTATGAAAATATTTTCCTTACAAAGCCGAATTACGATTATGCAAAAGAAAAGTTTAGAGAAGTCGCAGAAAAGGAACTTGAATCGGCAAAAGAAAAGTTTGAAATAGCAGAAAACAAATTAAAAATCATCATGGAAAGTGAGGAAAAATAATTATGGCAGAAACAAAAAAACAGGAAGTAGCGGCACAGGGAAAACAGGAAATGAATACACAGCTTTCTTATTATGCGAACCAGTACACAGGACTTATGGAGCGTGATTTTGCGGAGCATGGACTTGTGTTTGATGATTATTCCAAGCAGTGTGCTATGGCATCTATGAGTGCAATTTACAACCTTGTTACATCTAACAAAGCCGCTATGAGCAACTTAAATGGTTCTAATTTGAGACAGGTTATTGGACAGGTATCAAGCCTTCAACTTAATGCCAATGCAGTGCCGAGGGAGTGCTACTTCCAGTTGAGAAGCAAACAGGATGCCAGCGGGAATTGGTATAAGGAAGTCGAAATGGGAATCGAGGGAGACGGCAACGATGCACTTCTTCGTAACTTTGGTGTTGATGTTAAAAAGGTATATCCAGTATGGCTTGTGAAAGAAGGGGATGAATTTACATATCCGAAGCACAGAGGTGTTGAAGTTACACCGCCGGAGTGGGAAGAAAAAGGATTATCACAGAAAGTAATCCGTGTTGTTTATCCTGTTGAAATGAATGATGGAAAAATCGAGTACATGATCGCAGAGCGTGAAAGCGTAAAAGGAAATCTTTTCGCTCATGTCCGTAATAACCTGTTGAATGAAACTTTCGGACTTGTAAAAGGCGGTAAAAAGACACGTTATGATGCAACAGAAGCAGAAAAGAAAGCTATTGCAGCAAAGAAAAATGAAATTCTGGAAGCACTTTTAGACTGTAAGACTATTGAAGATATGCTTGCTTGTGAAGTTGCAAGACCATATATGAGTGCCGCATGGCTTGATACATCGGAATCCATGATTGTTCGAAAGATGCGTAATAATGCAATCAAAAAGCATCCAAAAGACCTTAATGCTATTGCAAAACAGTCTCTTATGCAGATGGATGAAACTTATCAGCAGACGCAGGAAGAAATTGCCGAGAACGCCAATTCAGAGGATTTTGTTGTAGATGCGGAAGCAAAAGAAGTTGAAAGCGCAGCAGTCGAAGCGGAAGTTGTTGAATCGGCAGAGAATGACGAGAATTTGCCGGACTTTATGAAAGATTAGGAGGTTGCCATGAGAGTTATATCGCAGGACGGCACATTGGATTTTCCGTACGAAAATAGCATTGTTTTTATTGATACAAGGGCGAAAGAAGCAACATTTGTCCGGATGCAGGCAATCGGAGACAATGAGACTTCAATAACAGCTAAATATTCCACGAAAGAAAAGGCAAAGAAAGCCATGGAAATGCTTAGAGAAGAATATCAAAAATATGCAAGCCAGAATTACATGAAAGTATTTCAGTTCCCGGCAGAGGAAGAATTGGAGTAGCCTATGGAAGTTATATCAGTCTTAGAATCCGTGCAGAAAGGCATGAAAGATAACATTTACAATTTCTGCAAAGATGGAAAATGTAGCCAATGCGGTAACTGCTGTTCCAACCTTTTGCCAATGAGCAGAAAGGAAGTAGATGCAATTCACAGATATATCCGTAAGAACCATATCAAAGAGTGTAGGCACCTGCTTCCTACTGTGAATCGACCATATGATATGACATGTCCTTTTCTTGATACGGACAAGAGTTGCGAGAAATGCAGAATCTATCCGGTTCGACCAGAAATTTGCAAGCAATTTATCTGTGACAATGAGCAGAGGGCAAAGCATAATCGGGCATTGTTGGGACAGACAAGACAGATTATTGATGTGAGGAGTGAGTTTTATCACAGAAATGGAAAATAGGCAGAAAGAAAAAATTACAAAAAGCCGAGAACGCGTCAAAAAGTTTGGAGAAGTTTATACGCCGGGCTGGATGGTACAAAAGATGTGCAATATGTTGGAAGATGAAAATGGTGGTGCAGAGTGTTGGAGAGGAACAGTGTTGGAGCCTGCGTGTGGTACTGGAAATTTCCTTGTGGAAATCTTGAAACGGAAACTGTCAATAGGAATGACTGAAACGGAAGCTGCAGAGACATTATTCGGCATTGATATTCTGGCAGACAACATAGAAGAGAGCATACAGAGACTTACGGATCTTGCACCGACAGCAGAAAGTATATTCAGAAAGAACATTGTTCAGGGCAACTTTTTAAAACCGGAAGGAATATGGTTTTTGGAGGATGCCGAATGAGAGAAAAAGCGGAAGACCCTTATGTATCTCTTGGTATATGCTCCAGATGTCACAAAGGCATATTGGGAACGCAGTACAAAATGTGCGCTGAGTGCCGGGAGAAGAAAGCGAAGGTAGAGGCTAAGAGACTTGCAAGGGAAACACCGGAACAGGCAGAAGCACGGAAAGAAAGAGTCCGTACCAGATATTACATGAATAAGTCCAGTGGAATATGCGTGAAGTGTGGAAAACGTAATGCAGTATGCGGAACTGTTTTATGCAACAGGTGTTTGGCAAAGAGGCGTTCGTGCGAGAAGTCCACAAGCCAAAGGGAGTACCGGGAGGATAAAGGATTGTGCATAATCTGTGGTAGACCGGCGGTATCTGGAAGAAAGCATTGTGAGGAACATTTAAAGATGCTACGGAAAACAGTTGCAAATGCGGCAAGCCATATAGACTACACGAAACATCCTTGGATAATCGATAATAAACACATATTTGAAAATTGAGGTGAAAGAGGTATGAAACTTAAAGCCTTAGGCTCTGGTTCATCCGGTAATTGCTACATACTGGAAAATGAAAGCGAAGCGTTAATTATTGAAGCAGGGTTGCCGTTTATGGAAGTTAAGAAAGCACTGGATTTCAATGTGCGAAAGATTAAAGCAGTAATCACAACCCACATACATTCAGACCATCATCAGTACTTCTTTCAGTATGTTAGAGCCGGTATTCCAGTGTGGGAGCCGTTCAAATTGATAGATGGAAATATCCTACAGTTTGGGAAAGAAAGCTTTAGCATACGAGCATTTGAAAACCGGGATAAGTCCGGCAGATGGCTACACAACAACGGAGACGGTTCAGAGTGCCCCTGCTACGGATTTTACATCACACACCCGGATATTGGCAGCTTGGTGTATGCAACAGACACGGAATACGTCAGATGGAGATTTAATGGTGTTAATCACATCATGGTGGAAGCCAACTATGATATGCAGTTTGTGAACCGAGAAGAGCCAAATTACGAACACAGATTAAGAGGTCATATGAGCTTACCAACGGCACTTGACTTTATTTCTACTAACGATAATCCGGCATTGCGAAATGTCGTTCTAATTCACTTATCAGATAAATCAGCAGATTCGGCATTATTCAAACAAAAGACAGAAGAAACAGTTAAATATGGAGCAAATGTTTATATTGCAGAAAAAGGATTAGAGGTTGATATGAACCTTTGTCCGTTCTGAAAGGAGACGGCATGAAAGTATATGAGTTGATTTAAGATCTGGTGCAGTTTAAGCCAGATACAGAAGTGGAGTTCCATGTAAAAGCGAAATTCGATACCGATGTTGAAGCGGAATTTGACAGGAACAATGAGAACGACACGCAGGAAGCAACCGTAAATGCAGAGTTCGATGAAGATGTCGATTTTTATGAAATCGACGATAGCGAGGGTAGCGTATATAACCCAAGAATTACATTCAATCTTGAATATTAAAATAGGTTGCAACACCTTGGTATTTACCTAAAAGAAACCAATTTATGCGGTATCTGATGTTTTGGCAAGTAATTTTAATATATCACAAAAAACTAAATTGAAAGCCATGAGATACCTTTGGCGGTTGCTGAAAGTGACCGCCAGAAAGGAGAATACGTGTTAATAATTGAGGATAAAGGACAGAAAGAGGGCTTGCATATCCTTAAGAATAGATATTTCAAAAGCCACGATATGGAAGTCTTGCGTGCACCATTGCCGGTTGGAGATTACATAATTGCCACAGACAAGGTAGAGGATGTTATCCATAGAAAATCAGCTAGAAAAATGGAACTTAAAAAGATGGATTTTCTTGGCACATATGATGTTTCCGTTGACACGAAAAAGGACATGCAGGAAATTGCAGGGAATATCTGTGGAAAAGCACATCCGAGATTCCGTGACGAGTGTATTTTGGCGCAGAACAACGGAATTAAGCTATATGTGCTTATTGAAAATACAGACAAGGTGTATTCCGTCAATGATGTATTTACATGGCATAATCCACGAGTGGACCGGTATAACAATATTGCATATATGCACACACTTGGAAAATTGCTGAATGTATCGCTACCGAAAACAAAGCCGACATCTGGCAAGGTATTGGCAAAAGCTATGCTGACAATGCAACTTAAGTATGGCGTTGAGTTCGTATTTTGTCGCCCGGAAGATGCTGGGGCAAAGGTTATTGAATTGCTTGGAGGTAGTGAAAATGGCGGAGAATAAGCGGTATTACTGGCTTAAACTGATGGATGATTTCTTTGATAGCAAACGAATCAAAAAACTCCGAAAGATGGCAGGCGGCGATACATACACGATCATATACCTTAAGATGCAGTTGTTGTCGTTGAAAAAGGGCGGCTACTTAGAGTATTCCGGCTTGGAAGATGAATTTTACAAAGAGATTGCTTTGGATATTGACGAGGACGAAATTAATGTTCAGGTAACGATTCAGTATCTTCTTTCCTGCGGATTGCTTGAAACATCAGATTCCATTGAGTACAAGTTGCCATTTGTGCAAGATAACCTAGGAAGTGAGACGGCAAGCACTCGTAGAAGTCGTAAATCTAGGGAAAATGCACAAAAAGCGTTGCAATGCAACAGTGGAGCAACGGAGTGCAACATTTTGCAACAAAATTGCAATGTAGAGATAGATATAGAGAAAGATATAGATACAGATATAGAGATAGAGAAAGAAAATACAAAAGAAAGCGTGCCTGCATCTGATTTGGACTTTGACGCGGAATGGGGATGGGAATACACGATCAATGCATATCCAAAGAAAACGTCGTTAACGTCTGCCAAGGTAGCATGGATGGACAAGCTTTTAGAAGTTATCGAGCCGAACAGGAAAGCCGTTGCAAAGCTGATATATGAGGCTACAGTGGCATATGTTACTGACTATATAGAGAAGAATCCAGATGATACGAATTATCGCTACATACCAAAATACGGAGACTGGCTGAAAGAGGATTGCGATTACTGGATTCGTCAAGTTGAGAAACGAAAGCGAGGTGAGAGCAGTTGACGGAAGCAGAACAGGGAGTGATCGGTTGCGTACTGATCGACAATGATTCCATGTTTAAGGTTTACAACAAATTGAAGCCGGAAATGTTTAGTACGGAATTTTGCCAAGATGCATTTGCAGAAATGCTTGCCATGTATGACCGGGGTGAAAACATCAATATCGTTTCGCTGTCTCAGTCACTTGAAAACCACAAATGGGAGCCGGAAATGATTGCCGAGGAGCTTAAGGAATGTATTGCCGCAACTCCGTTATCGACAGCAATGAAAAACTATGCGGATGCAGTCATTAAGGATTGGCGGGCAAGGGAAACGAAAAGCCTTTTCCAGAGAGTGAGCCTTAGACCGTGTGATATTGACAATTCTATAGCTGAAGTTCTCACGAAACTCGAAGAAATCCAAGAAAACAAAACCGTTCACTCAAAAACTATGAAGCAGATTGTTGCAGAAAATAGAGGGAATTATTTCAATGAGCATGTAGGCGAGGGATTGATAAAAACTGGATTTTATCGAACGGATGATTGCCTTGGTGGCTTGGAATGCGGAGACGTTACTGTAATTGGTGCGAGACCGGGTGTTGGAAAGTCTGCAATCGTTACGCAAATGATCGGGCAGATGGCAGAAAAGGATTATAACATTGGCTACTATAACCTTGAAATGAACGAATCACAGGTGTATGAGCGTTTCGTTTCTCGAATGTCTGAAATCGGTCTGACAAGGGTTCGCCGGGCAAAGGCTTTTCTTGGTGGGGAGAAAGAAGCATTCGACAAGGCGAATGAAACACTTTCCGGGTATAGCATCACTATTTCAACCGGCGCGAAGTCGGTAAGTGAAATCCGGGCAGAATGCAGGCACCAAAGATATGATGTGATCGTGATTGACTACTTGCAGTTAATCAAGGCTGATCGAAGATTCGGTAACCGTGCATCCGAGGTCGGAGATATTTCAAAAGCTATCAAAGCCTTGGCTATGGAACTGCATGTGCCAATTATCGTACTGTCTCAGCTTAATCGAATATCAGAGATGAGAGAAACAAAAGAGCCAACTATGGCAGAATTGAGAGAATCCGGAGACGTTGAGCAGGATGCATCAAACATTATCTTGTTATGGAATCTTGATGAAGATGGTCAATATAAGGGATGGAAAATTGAAAAGCAAAGGCAGGGAACACATTTAAAAGAAGTTCTCCAATTTGACGGCGATCACATGAGATTCATTGAGCGAACCGAAACCATTGAACAGATTCAAGCACGGATGCGACAGAAAGACGGTTTCCGAGAAGTATGTGGCAGCACACCATTTGATTAAAAGGTGAATGATTATGGCAAGTAAGAAATTTGAAAAAGGTTCCGAAGAATGGCAGTTTTTTAATGACTATTATAAATTCCGGCAGCAGTTTTATGAAGCTGATAACGAAGATGAGTGGTTCCAAGGAATGATGGAAGCAGGGGAAATGCTAATTAAAAAATACACACGGACAAATATATCAAAATATGTTCAAAGTCTTGTATTTAGCCATTTTGAGGATGTAGAGAGGAGATGGAAGAACAAATGAGTAATGCACTGGCAAGAAAGAAAAAGCGGATGCAGCCACTTGGATATTCCAAGAGTGAACTGATCGGAATACAGAGACACGCCAAGGCACAAAGCAATGCGGATTATCTGATAGAGGAATCCTATTATAACGTTCGCATGATGGCATACCAGACACTTCATGATAAGTTCGGATTTAGTCAGAAAAGAATTATCAGAGTAGAACAGACGATTGAAACGTATTTAGGAGATGCCGAAAAGGATGGAATGTCAGCAGAGGAGCTTGGATATTTCATGAAAACAAAATGCGGTATTGATGTGCGGGAAGAAACCAATAAGATACCGTACCGTGAAAGTTTTTATCTGGTAGAGCGAAAGATCGCACCAAGCTGCATGATACAGGCAAATAAATTTTTACTGGCGCAGGTATTTAATTACTTTGCAATGTTGGGTGTCTGTTTGAAAACAAAGTTTAAGTTCTCTTCCAATCAGATCAGACAGGTGTATGAGAGAATCAGGTATCTGATTAACTGCATTGCTACCGGATATGAAACCATGGCAGGAATTGCAAGTGTACTGGAGCATGAATGTAAGTACATTGACAAGCGGTTTATTGGAAAGACGTATGAAATATAGGAGGAATGGTTGATGGACAAGTTAGTTGTGGAACTGCAGGATGGATATTTTGTGGAGATTGATTCTCTGAATCACACCCTGAGACAGAGATATGCCGGACAGGATAAGGACGGCAATGAAAAAGAAAGCGTTCGAACAATCGGATATTTTGGAGACATGAAACAGTGCATTAAGGCTTTGTTAGAGCGTTATCCGAGGGAGTTATCTGAAAAAGCACAGATTTCCTTTGATGAATATTTAGAACTGTTGGATAAGGCTTATACGAGGTCAGAACAGCTTGTAAACAGTCTTGGAAAATGACGGAGGTATAAATTGCACAGAGAAAGCAAAGAGAGACGCAGAATCATAGCAGAGATGGAAAACCATCAGACGAGAATACCGAAGCATCCAAACCCGGATGCATTGAGAGATTTTAAGGAAGTGCCGTATCAGTTGCGGTACGGGAAGGAGAAAAAGGATGCTGAATAGAGAAAAATATGCGGAAGAGATTTTAAATATTGCGTGTAAGGGAGATAAAATTGCAATTTGCAACGGGAAATTGACAGCTTGTGACGATACACATTGCATAGATTGTGATTTTAGGCGTCCTTCAGAATGCCAAGAAAAAATGCTGAAATGGGCGAACAGCGAATATGTTGATTGGAGCAAGGTTTCAGTTGATACACCGATTTATGTTAGATGCCGCAGCAGCGACGAATGGGAGAAAAAACATTTTGCTAAATTCGAGAACAATTATGTGTATGCGTGGAGCGCTGGCAAAACATCATGGAGCACCACTAATGGATCTACAATGGTATGGGAGCATGCCAAACTGGCAGAAAGTGAGGATCATAATGTCAATAAGCAGGATTAAGAACCGGATATCTGAGGCAGCAACAGAAGCCTGTGGGTATTCTCCTCTAACAAAAGTGGTTTCGGAGGAAGAGATCAACAGAATTTTGGAGCAGGAAAGCGGATGGATTCCATGCAGTGAGCAGATTCCAGAAGAACCGGAAGAAAATCCGTTATTTGAGGGAAAATGTCTTGAAGTGTATTTGGTAACAACAAAATACGGAAGTAGTGAGCAAGACAAGGTATACCCATTTAGAGCATTTTGGAATGGAATTAATTTCACGGATGGAATGAATATTCTGGACGTTATTGCTTGGATGCCGCTACCAGAGTCATACAGAGAAAGTGAGGAATGATATGAAAGATGGAATACATCCTGATGGATGCATAGTGACAAATAAACAGACCAATGCAGACCGGATCCGGAGCATGACGGATGAAGAGCTTTTAGATTTCCTTTGCTCAATCGAAACATATGAGCAGGGTAGCGTAAAGACCATTGAGGGCGGTGTAGCAATGTGTTCTGTTACAGAGGTGGAACAGTGGCTTAAGGCAGAAAGTGATGGATAGCATGGAGAGATTAACAGAGAGAAATCCATTGTGGATTGATGATGAACTGTGGGAAAGGGCATGTGAACCGGATTGCGAGGAAATAGATGCCGTATATCGGAAACTCAAAGACTATGAGGATACCGAGGAGCAGGGATTACTTCTGCGGTTGCCGTGTGGAATTGGCTCAGATGTATATTTAATTCCTAGCAAAGTCAATTATGAATTAAATATTTTAAGTCTGCACCCGGAGAACAATAAAATTTATCATCAGAAAGTAGCCTTTATTACTTTTACAGAAAAAGGATGGTACATGGAGTGTGACAAAGATCGGGAATATGGTACAGACCGAATCCTGTCAGAAAAAATGTACAAGGAAACCTGGTTTTTATCACAAGAGGAAGCAGAAGCCAAGTTGAAAGAAATGGAGGAAAAGGATGGAAGATAGATATTTATGCAAAGCAAAACGAACTGATAACGACGAATGGGTTATTGGCGGTTTGGTACGATATGGATTTACCGGAAGAGAAAAATACTATATCGTCCCTAGTTACGCATCAGATTTATATGCTCTGAAAATTGATCCATCCACAATTTGTTGGTGCACCGGACTTAAGGATAAGAACGGAAAGCTGATTTTTGAGAATGATATTCTTTCAGGGCATATCGACGTTGAGTTTCCAGAAGATGAGACGAGAAAGCGTGTCGTGTGGCATGAAAACGGATGGTGTACGAATGAGCCGGGCTGTGATGACTACGAGGAACTGGATGATTTTGATTCAGAGAATTTTGAAGTGATCGGCAACATGATTGATAATCCGGAACTGTTGGAGGTGTAAACATGACGGAGAATGAAGCAATTGAAGAATTAAAATATGATTGTAACGAACTTGGAAAAGCGATTCCGTGTGATACATCATGGGGAAAATCATTTGAAAATGCTTATGCAATGGCAATCAATGCACTTGAAGAAATTGAACAGTACCGCACGATCGGAACAGTGGAAGAATGCCAGAAAGCGATGACTGTAAGAAGAGAGGTACAGGAGATCGTTGATCAACAGCTTATTGCTGGGGAAAACAGTTACGAAGAGATATATGCTTGCTTTTGGAAAATAGTAAAAGTAGTTCAGGAGAATTATTAGACAGGAGGGCAAACGATGAGACTGATTGATGCTGATGCACTAAAGAAAGATTTAAAATCGGTTACTTTAAGCAATGGAACTTTAGTAAATACAAATGCAGTATTGTATTTACTAGAAGAATATCCGACCGCCTATGACCCGGACAAGATTGTGGAGCAGTTGGAAAATGAGAGAAAGTTTTGGGAGAATGCATATAACAGGAATTTGGGAAAAGAGAAAGCAAGAAGTTATGAGCACGCAATCGAGATTGTGAAAGGCGGTGGAGTAGATGCGAAAACCGATTCCTAAATCTGTTAGAAAACAAGTATATGCAAAATACAACGGTCATTGCGCTTACTGTGGGTGTGAATTAGAGTACAAGGATATGCAAGTAGACCATGTTATTCCTTTAAACGGTTGGAGCGAACAGGGAACGGACACGGTGGATAATATGCTCCCTGCCTGCCGGAGTTGCAATCATTATAAAAGCCGTTCTACTCTTGAGGGATTCCGAAAGATGGTTGAAGCAATGCCAGATACCTTGATGCGGGATAGCGTAACTTATAAAAATGCGGTTCGCTTTGGTTTAGTAATTCCCAATAAGCAACCAATTACATTTTATTTTGAGAAAGTAGGTGGTGTAGATGGCAATTAAACCAATATTATTTAACACAAAAATGGTTCGGGCGATTCTGGATGGGAGAAAAGATGCAACGAGAAGAATTGTAAAAGGCTTTATTCCTGATGATGCAGTATGGGGATATACCGCTTTTACACCTAAAGGGTACATATCGTGTAGAGGTACATTTGCAGATGGGTATGGAGAGAAATTTTTTAAGTTGCCTTGCGAGTCGGGCGATATCCTGTATGTCCGGGAAACATGGAAAAAGGCGCCGAACGGATACTATTACTACGAAGATTGGCAAAGAAATGACATTGCCGATGTTACAAAGTGGAAACCATCCATCCACATGCCGAAAGAAGCCGCACGTATCTGGCTTAAGGTTACGAATGTGAGGGTGGAGCGGTTGCAAGAGATCACGGAAGTGCAAGCACAAGCTGAAGGATGCAATAGCGGATTGCTTACCGGGGCGTGTACCGCAAGAGGACAATTTGAAGACTTGTGGAACTCCACCGTCAAGAAATCTGACCTTGACCGCTACGGTTGGGATGCATCACCGTGGGTGTGGGTTATCGAATTTGAGCGGTGCGAGAAACTGGAAGAATAAATTGAAAGGAGTAAGAGGTTTGCTGGCCAGCGTGAAAGAGCTCTTTACTCCGAGAGAAAATGGAATCAGTAAAAGAACGTATGGAGCGAACCGGAGCATACGAAAAGATAGCATCTTTTATGCAGAAAGAGAAGCAACCATATGAATTTAAAAGAAAATATGCTCAAATACGAGCAGAAGAGTTTGCAACCGAATGTGATGGTCGAGGATTAAGTTATCATGTTTCAGTCGGTGGTCTTGACAGTATAGTCTTATACTTGTTTTTGCATGAGGTATGCGGAATTGACGCACCAGGAGTCAGCGCATCTACACTGGAAGACAAGAGCATACAGAGAGTGCATAAAGCACTTGGAATCATCAATGTGCCGCCATTAAAGCGAGAAGACGGTACCTATTGGACGAAACCGAAAGTCATACAGGAATTTGGTTTTCCGGTCATTTCCAAAGAAGTGGCAGCCAAGATAGAGTTACTGCAAAATCCGTCTGAGAAGAATAAGACGGTGCGTCATGCGATTATTACGGGTGAAACCGGAGAATATGGCGGATGGCAAAAGAACTCTAAAATGCAGTTAAAACAGAGGTGGTTAAAGCTGTTCGGTGGATATGAAAACGAAAATGAAGGATGTAATTATCAGAAACCAGATTTTCTCGTATCGTCCAAGTGTTGCTATTACCTTAAAGAGAAAAACTGTGATAACTGGGGAAAAGAGCATAACAGTGTTCCGTATCTGGGACTTATGGCATCCGAGGGCGGCAGACGTGCCAAAAGCCTGCGGATGAACGGATGTAATTATTTTGGAGCATCTACGATCAGATCAGCACCATTCGCAATCTTCCATAGGCAGGACATTTTAAAGCTTGCACTGGAAATGGATGAGTTGTGGAAAGGAGAACTGAAAGAAAAATATCATGAGAAGCTTTTGAAAGAAGGAAGATTATCTCAAAGTTTTGAAATGCCAGACAGCATTATCCCGGAGATCTACGGAACGATTGAGAAAAAGCCAGATGGGACGCTTTACACAACTAAGGCACAGCGTACCGGATGCAGTATGTGCGGCTTCGGAATCCACATGGAGAAACGGCCGCATCGGTTTGATCTATTGCATGAGAGCAATCCAAAAGAGTGGGATTATCTGATGTTCCACATGTGCAGGGATAAAGACGGGAATGATTATGGATGGGCGAAAGTACTTGATTACATTGGAGTTGGATGGGATCCGTCCACAATCGGTGGTAACTGTAAGGGGCAGCTGAAGTTACCATTAGATTTAATGAAATAAAATGAAAAAGGCACCCGAAGGTGCCGATTTCACTACAAATCCAAATAATGAGAAAACATATCTTCGAGATATTCTTCCAGTTCATCTTCGGATTCGACATTTGGGGCAATAATTTCCCAATCATCAAAGAAATCGAACATGATGATCACCTCCTCGCTAAAAAATTAGTAAAGGAGTTTAAGAAATTTATTTTAACCCTTGCAAATTAAATTTCGCATTACAATTATAATATAAAACGTGGGAAAAATCAATAGAAATAATTAATTGACGAGAAAGGAGCCGAACCTCCGGCCGGGGCAACGATATATCGGGTTCCTTTTGAAGAAAATGAGAACAGTATTGAAATATCCGGGAAGTAAATGGAACATTGCTCCCCGATTGGTGGAACTGATACCGGAACATCACAGCTATGTAGAGCCGTTCTTCGGCAGCGGGGCCGTGTTATTTAATAAGCCGGTATCTGATATCGAAACGATTAATGATCTGGATCATGACGTTGTGAATATCTTCCGGTGTATACAGGAGGATGCGGATCGTCTGGCCAGAATGGTAATGACTACACCGTTCAGTCGTGAAAAATATGAGGATACATATAAGCTGGATGCATGGGAGTTGATGATGCCGGATGAACCGTATCATAAAGCATTACGATTTTTAATCCAGTGTTGGCAGGGGCACGGGTTCCGTACCAATGGCAGCAAGGTAGGATGGAAAAATGATGTACAGGGCAGAGAAAGAGCTTATGCATTATGGAACTGGTACCGTCTGCCGGAATGGATCATTGACATAGCGGAACGGTTGCGCATGGTACAGATCGAGAACCGCCCGGCGGTGGAAGTGATTGAGAGATTTAATTACAGCAATGTTTTTATGTACATTGATCCTCCGTATGTTTTGGGTACCAGAACCGGGAAACAGTATAAACATGAGATGTCAGATTCTGACCACGAAGAACTGTTAAAACTTTTGTTGCAAAGTAAAGCCAAGATTATGCTGTCTGGCTATGAATCAGAAATGTATAACGACTATCTGAACGGATGGGAGAAAAAACAGTTTTCAAGCTGTGCGGAGCACGGAAAGCCGCGGATGGAAACGGTGTGGATGAACTATGAGCCGGATCCGCAGATGAAACTTAATTTTTCGGAGGTGCTGTCATGATACACGGAGAATTGATAGTTGACAATTTTGCCGGTGGGGGCGGCGCTTCCACTGGTATAGAAATGGCAACCGGATACAGTGTTGATATTGCAATCAATCATGATCCAGAAGCTATCAAGATGCACAAGGCGAACCATCCGAATACGAAGCATTACTGTGAAAACGTGTGGGCGGTTGATCCTGTAAAAGCCTGTAAAGGACATCCAGTAGCACTTGCCTGGTTCTCTCCGGACTGCAAACATTTTAGCAAAGCAAAGGGTGGCAAGCCAAAAGATAAGAATATCCGTGGTCTTGCGTGGGTAGCCTGCCGATGGGCGGGACTTGTCCGACCGAGAGTCATCATGCTTGAAAATGTGGAAGAGTTCAAAACATGGGGACCATTGAACAGAGGGCACCATCCGATCAAGGAAAAGCAAGGCAAGACATTTGAGCGGTTCGTGCAGCAACTTCGGAATTTGGGCTATGAAGTGGAATTCCGTGAGTTGATCGCCGCTGATTATGGTGCGCCGACCATGCGCAAACGATTCTTTATGGTTGCAAGGTGTGACGGAAAGCCGATTGTATGGCCGGAGCCGACACACGGACCGGCGGACAGCGAAGCTGTAAAGGTGGGATTGCTGAAACCTTATGTCGGAGCATACACACAGATTGATTTCAGCCGACCATGTCCAAGTATCTTTGATACTTCAGAAGAAATCAAAGAAAAATACGGAATCCGGGCAGTAAGACCACTGGCACAAAAGACGATGGACAGAATAGCCAGAGGATTTAAAAAATTCATCCTTGATAATCCGGAACCGTTTATTATCCAGTGCAACCACGGCGGTGAACGTAGACCAAACGATATTCGGGAGCCGATGCCGACCATAACCGGGAAGCATGGATACGGGATTGTAGAGCCGTATATGGTGCAGATCGGGCAGACCGGATTCACAAAAGATCGAAGCAAGGATGTGCGGGAACCACTCACAACGATTGTGAGCAAAAATGAGCATTGTCTGATTGAACCAATGCTTGCACCATACATGGGAACGAATACGACAAATCATCCGGGCGGAAATTGCAGAGATCCGATACATACGATCACCACAGGTAATCAACAATGCCTTATTAGCCCGACGCTTATTCAGTACCATTCAGAAACAGCAAAGGACGAAGTAAGAGGGCAGTTGATTGAAGAACCTATTATGACAGTTGATAGCTCTAATAGATACGGACTGGTAACATCGTTTCTGCATAAATATTATGATGGTGGTTACAAAGGTGCAGGAGAAAGTATGGAGAAGCCGCTACCGACAGTGACAGCATGGGATCATAACAGTGTGGTTACGGCGAATTTAATTCAGATGAACAATCACTGTGATGGAAGAGATATGCGTGATCCTATTCCGACAATTACCGCCGGTGATGGACATTTTGGAGAGGTCAGGGCATTTCTTGTGAAATACTATGGACAAGGAACGGGACAGGATCTGAAAGAACCGCTTGATACAATACCAACGCATGACAGATTTGGACTGGTGACAATCAAGGGTGTGGATTATCAGATTGTAGATATCGGACTGCGGATGCTGGAGCCGAGAGAGTTATATGGATGCCAAGGATTCCCGGATGATTACATAATAGACCATGATTATACCGGAAAGACCTACCCAAGAAGCGAACAGGTGAGAAGATGCGGCAATGCAGTCTGTCCGCCGATTCCTGCGGCACTGGTCAGAGCGAATCTGCCAGAACTGTGTGTTGCAGAGCGGATGCCTAATATGCAGATAGAAGCAGATCAGACTGGACAGCTCCGGTTTGCGTAAACATTAAATTTTATGGAGGTGCTACCATGATACAGACAGCAGAAGATAAAGTGAAAGAGTGCTGCCAGTGTATCCGCCGAGAAATAGAGCACTGGAAAGCTATCAATCAGAACGGGTGCAGTGATCCGTTCTGGTCTGATGGATGCAACATGAATCTGACACGGAATCATATCATTTATTATCAGTCAAAGATCCATGAGGCCTGCACAGAAAATCAGTTGCCATTGCCGGAGGAATGTTATTTATCCCTACCGCCGGAAGTGGATAATAATTATATGGCAAATCTTAAGCAAAAACCACGGGTGGAGAGATTGCGTCAGTTAGGGAGGATCATGACTGGACGCATTTATCAGTACGACGAGAACCAGATGAGTTTATTTTAGAACCAGATAACAAAACCAAGCGATCATCATACCACCTCCCGTAATAGTATATGCTGCGGAGGTGGGAGATGATATGGAAAGAGAGGGGCACAGATGGATTGGAATTATGACATGGACAGTTGTCCGTTAGATACAAAGGTTTTCTTATTGTCAGCAAACGACAACCTACTTTTGCCACAGCGTGAATTTGTTGGCACTCTTATGTGCAAAGGACATTCTGTTACAAGAGGTAAGTGCTTTAGTGGAGATCCAGAGTATTTTTATAGAAGTAAAATTGTTGCGTGGAAGAAATATAATGCAGAAAGAGAGGAATAATTGCATGAAGTATACGGTAGAACTGACAGAAAACGGAATTAATGAAACATTGGAATTGAATGGAATAACTTACAGAAAAGAATGGACAAGGTTGGAAAATGGTTTACTTCAGTGCTCACAGAAAGATTTCTCGGAGCAGATGAGAGAGAATGGACATGATGGAGACCTTATAGAGAGAGTAGCAGAAGTATTTGACAGCTTTTTGGCAGGAGACGTAGATGATATCAGGGATTGTTATGATTAAGGAGAACGTGTAATTATGCTCAATAGCAAGGTATATACAAAAAAGTGCGTGATCTGCGGAAAAGAATACAAATCAATATCAGTCAGAGCACTTACCTGTGGGAAGGATTGCAGAAATGAATACCGCAGAAGAAAAGATAGGGAAAAAAGAAGCGTAAAAACATGTAGAAACAGTACATTAGATAATGTTTTAGGAAAAGCAAGAGAAGCCGGCATGAGTTACGGAAAATATGTGGCAATGATGGACGGTACACCGAAGATCTGGCAGGGAGAAGAATAAAAAATATAAGAGGAGAATGGCTTATGAAGTTTTCAAAACTGACTAAGCCAGAGCTTGAAACAATTATTGAAAACGCCAATTTCACGGAGCAGGAAGAAGAAATATTTTATCTTCTTGCCCGTGGACTTATTTCAAAAGAAATAGCCATGAGACTATGCGTATCAACAAGAACAGTGGAAAGAAGAATTTTTGATATTAAACAGAAAGTAAAAAAGTTAGAAGGTGAGTTAAACGGGAAATCTTTCAAATAGTGAGTTGTTGAATATTGCCATCGAAAATGGTATTATCAACATAGACACCATTCAGAAAAAAATTGAAATGAACGAAAGGAAAAAATTTATTGAAAAACACACTTACAGCATTTGGCAAGGAAAAGATGGAAAGTTTTACACATATTTGCCAGATGAAGATAATAAGAGAGGAAAGAGACTTGTAAAGAGAACATCTGAAAAAGCAATTGAAGATGAAATAGTAAAGTTTTATAAAGCTAAGGAGGATGAACCTACAGTTATTCAGGTATATTCTAATTGGATTTCTGAAAAACTTGAATATGGTGAAATAACAAGACAGACAAAGGACAAGTACGAGACAAATTTTAAAAGATTTTTTGAAAATAAGTATTTGCCGATTGCAAATAGAAAAATCCGGTACATTGATGAAGAAATATTGGAATCATTCATAAAAACAGCTATTTCAAAACTGGAACTTACGCAAAAAGCTTATTCTGATATGCGGATATTGATTAACGGAATTTTCAAATATGCAAAGAAAAAACATTATACCAGTCTGAGCATAACCAGTTTTATGGGTGATTTGGAAATTTCGGAAAAGTCATTTAAAAAGAACCATAAGTCAGACTGCGAATTGGTATTTTCTAAGGATGAGGAACTTTTAATTGAACGATTTGTAATGGAAGATGAGCCTACATTGATAGAACTTGGCATTATTTTGGCATTTAAAACAGGATTGAGAGTTGGGGAAATATCTACCCTCTCATGGTCTGATGTCGGAGAAAATAAGATACATATATCAAAGACAGAAATAAGATATAGAGATGATAATGGCAAATATGTATTTGATGTTCAAAATTTTCCTAAAAGTGATGCCGGGTTTAGAGATGTTATAATTACCGCAGATACCAAAGAACTTATGAGAAAAATAAAAATGCTCAATCCATTTGGGCAATATATTTTTATGAAAAACGGTAAACGAATAAAAGGTCAGGCATTTACAAGGCGGCTATATGTGATATGTGATAGAATAGGAATTGGTGAACGTTCAATTCACAAGGCAAGAAAGACATATGCAACAAAGTTGATAGATGGAAATGTTCCAGAATCGGTAATAAAAACACAAATGGGGCATACAGATATCAGAACAACTCTCGATCATTACTATTTTAATAACAAGACAGAGAGTGAAATGCAGGAATATATTGCAAAAGCATTATCAATGTAAAAGGTAACACGAGGTAACACCTTTGGAGATAAAGAAATTCAGTATTTATGCGGGTTTGAGAGAATTGATACCGAGTTCGAATCTCCCTTCCGCTACTTTATTTTTGTTTAAGAAAACCTTGTGAAGCCTTGATTTTACTGAAAGAAAGGAGTTTTTGAATGGTGTCTTTTCTAAAGGTCAAAATCAAAGGTAACACTAAAGGTAACACGAACGGATGTATGGACGCTTAATGCGTTCTTTTTTTTTTGTATTTTTTGACGGCAAACTGTCGGAATCGTGACGGTTTTGCCGCCTTTTTTTATGCAAAAATATAATCAAAGGGAGGGATGGTGGTGTTTTCAGATGAAGTTCTTGAAAAAATTTTTGCCAGAAAAGAGTTACAGTCCTTGGACTTGTCAACGCAGTCGTCTATCATACACGCAATAGAAGATGTTTTAGAGGAGGTCAAACAGGATGAATATGAGCGGAGCATACCAGAATCCGATTTATAATCAGCAGATGCAGCAATACGGGCAGCAGTACGCATACAATCCGTATATGAATCAGCCACGCATTGATAATACACAAAATTATATGCAGGCACCGCAGCAAATTCAGCAGCAGATCCCGGTTCAAACTTTTGGCATAAATGGAAAAGTAGTTCCGGCGGTAGAAAACATCACTGCCAATGATGTGCCAATGGATGGCAGCGTTGCATTTTTCCCAAAACAGGATATGACAGAAATATACGCTAAAAGTTGGAACGCAGATGGCACAATTCGCACAATCGTTTTTAAGCCAGTTTCGCATGATACTGTTAGCAATTTATCGCATGATACTGAAAAATTGAAATTTGACCTATCAGACGAGTGCACAGGTGCATTTATGCAGAAGTTTGATGAACTTTTTGGGAAGATTGAACAGATAGAAAACCGATTAGATAAAATTCCAAGCAGTCAAAGAAAAACTTCACAGGTAAAAAAGGAGAGTGATCCAGAATGAATCCGGCACAATTATTGTTAAATCAAATGATGAATTCTCCGCAGGTTCAAAACAATCCTATGGCAAAAAATGCCATGCAAATGTATCAAAGCGGAGATACAGGTGGACTTAAGACAATGGCAGAGAATCTCTGTAAAGAAAGAGGAATTACGGTAGATGAAGCAAAACAAAAGGTTATGAATATGTTTAATCATTAGTACATTTTGGGTTGCGCGCATAATAACCGGTTATCCCATTTGTAAATAAATCAGATGGAGGTAAACAAAATGTTTAATGGAAACGCATCGCCTAGTCTTGCTGATATTGCAGCAGTGACAGGAAACGGAAGAAACAATGATGGTATGTGGGGCGGCGATGGCTGGTGGGCTATCATTATCTTCGCTATGATCTTTGGCTGGGGCGGCTTTGGCGGCAATGGCTGGGGAGGAAACGGAGGTATGGGAGCGACAGCATCTGCATACACCGACTCTGCAATTCAGCGTGGTTTTGACACGCAGGCTATCATCGGAAAGTTAGATGGTATCACAAATGGTCTCTGTGATGGATTTTACGCACAGAATACCGCCGTTATGAACGGTTTCCATGGTGTAGACAATGCAATCTGCAACCTTGGCTACCAGACACAGCAGGGATTTAATACCACAAACGTGACACTTATGCAGGCGCAGAATGCTTTACAGTCCCAGTTGGCTAATTGCTGCTGCGAGACCAGGGAAGCTATCCAGGGTGTGAACTACAATATGGCGCAGAACACTTGCGCATTACAGAACACCATGAACAGCAACACCAGAGACATTATCGACAGCCAGCAGGCAGGAACAAGGGCAATCCTTGATTACCTGTGTCAGGAAAAGATTTCTTCCTTACAGGCAGAAAATAATGACTTAAGAAGAGCCGCATCACAGGATCGCCAGTCTGCATTGCTCACTACCGCAATGTCAGCGCAGACACAGCAGATCATCAACGCTGTAAATCCGGCTGCAATCCCGGCATATGTTGTTCCAAATCCTAACGCTTATGCGTATGGCTGTGGATGCAACACAGGATGTAGCTGCTAAAAGTAGCTGCTACACAAAATTGAATAATTGAGTATCTTAATTGAGTTTAACTCGATTATGTCTGCTGTGCAGTATTGCTTATAAACACAAAGGGCAGACTATAATGTTTGCCCTTATTTTTGAAAGAGAGGTAAATAATTATGGCAGAATTTACAGGAATTGCAATTCAAACTGTCGCGCAGGGAGAAGATGTAGCATTTACAGAAACTCCGGTATGCGCAACAAAATGCATTGTTCATAGACAGGGAAGTGGCATTGTTAAATTAAGAGGACTTACAAATCAGTGCCGGGCAAGATTTTTGGTATCTTATTCCGGGAACATTCAAATTCCTACCGGTGGCACAGTTGAAGCTATTTCACTGGCTATTGCAATTGACGGAGAACCGTTGCAGTCAACTCGAATGATTGTTACACCGGCGGCAGTTGAAAACTTCTTTAACGTTTCGGCGCAGGCATATGTGGACGTTCCTCGCGGTTGTTGTGTTACGGTAGCGGTACAGAATACGTCTACGCAGTCAATCGAAGTTCAGAACAGCAATTTAATTGCAGTCCGGGAAGCGTAAGGAGGGCGGTTTTATGGATATTAAGAGAATGCACGAAATGATCGAAAAACTGTCTGAAAGCGCAGAGTGTGAGTTTGCAAAAGGTATCGAATGTGTAGATACAGAAGAGATGGGAAAAGTCACGGACATGCTTAAAGACCTTGCGGAAGCCATGTATTACCGGACGCTTACAAAATCAATGGACGAATCAGACCCAGAGCAGGTTCTTGATATGTTTGAGCGTTACGGAGACGGCAGACGGTATTATGACCGTTACCGGTATGCAGACGGCAGATTTGCGCCAAAGGGAAGAGGAACGCGGAGAGGATATGACGAACCTCCGTACTGGCACATGACACCGGAAATGTACCGGGAAATGGAACACGACCGTGATATGGATCGTCACTCTGGCAGAATGTATTACACAGAACCTAAAATGGCACCAGATGGTGGAATGCGTGATCGCAGAGAGGGTAAAAGCGGAATGAGCCGCAGAAGCTACATGGAAAGCAAAGAGCTTCACAAAGGCAATACGCCGGAGGACAAGGACGCAAAGATGCATGACCTTGAAAAATACATGAAAGAGCTTTCGGAGGATATGGCGGAACTTATCTCCGACATGACGCCGGAAGAGCGCACAATGACAAAAAGCAAGCTGTCAACGCTTGTTTCCAAAATGTAATGGCAGGGGCAGAAATGCCCCTGTTTGTTTGAACATTGACAACTGAATATCAGCTAGTGATTTGTGGATTTGGAAATTTTTCAAAAAGGTATTGACTTTTTGTGCGTACTATTATATATTAAATGTGCGTACAGAAAGAAGGTGCTGAGAATGTCTCCACGCACAGGCAGACCTAAAGTTGACAATCCTATGAATGAAAGACTTTATGTTCGAGTATCGAAGCAAGAAAAAGATGAAATTATGAAATTTTCATCAGAAAGTGGATATTCCATATTAGAACTTATAAGAGCGGGGATTGAAAAGCTAAAAGGTCAAAAAAAATAAGAAGTTGCCACGCTACCAACGAAAACAACTTCTTATCAACCGAGATAACTCTCTGTGAAATATTTTATCATAGAGAGTATCTCTTTTCAAGAAAAAATTGAAAGGCAGGAAAAATCTATGAGAGAAATGTATATTGAAGAAATTACCAAAAATCTGAATGTACTCAGCGAACACTTTTTAAGATGTGTCTGGATTTTTACAAGTAACCTTGCATCTGACAAGAAAGGCGGTACAAGATGAAAGAACAGTTAATTACAGAAATTCAGAACATACAGGACGAAAAATTTTTGCAGTTTATTTTGAACACGATACTTTCATTTAAACAGAAATGTGGGATTTGCTGATGAACGATATTCAGATGAAACAATTAGAGCAAACTCTAACCAGCATGGAAGTTGCGGAAATGGTCGAAAAGACACACGCAAACATGTTACGAGATATCAAAAGGTACTGTAAACAGATGGAACAAAACAATATTACAGGTAAAATCAAAATTGATGTGGCTGATTTCTTCAGAGAAAACACCTATAAGGACGAGCAAGGAAAAGAACGCCCATGCTATGACATTACCAAGAAAGGATGCGAATTTATCGCGCACAAGCTGACCGGAGTTAAGGGAACGGCTTTCACGGCTCAATACATCAATCGCTTCCACGACATGGAACAGGCTCTGAAAAATACGCAGGCTGAAATTCCGGAGAAAGACCCGTTTGCACGCTGGAGCATCGTAAAAAAGATAGAAAGTGGTAAATGGTTTAATAAAAATAACTGGAAACTCAAAATTATCTGTGACCGGTTCGGATGGACGAGAAAATTTTTATATCACAAAATTCTTGTGGAATTGTCTGACTTACATAACTTAGAACTTGTGGAAAAGTTCTATACAGTCACATATGGGCATAAACCGGAGTACAAGATGGACTTGCTAGACTACAGCAAAGAACTTGCTGGAACAGCAACAAGGTACATTAATTATTTGTTGATTGAAGAGCAAGAAGAATAACTTTAAATTTAGAAATCACTGGCTGATATTTGGCTGGTGGTTTCTTTTTTTGGAGGTAAAATATGTTTGTGATAAATGGTATTGAATGGGAAATAAAATTTGTCCGCGGTGCAAGCAGTAAGCTGATGCGATCTGATGGCTCTATCAGCCTTGCTGTGACAGATTGGAACAACAGGGCTATATATGTTTCAGATAAACCGAAAAATGGCTATTTGCGCAAAATACTGGCTCATGAACTTTGTCATTGTTTTTGCTTTTCCTATAACATTCATATGCCGATTGAGCAGGAAGAGTATCTTGCGGACTGGATCAGCCTGTACGGTACTGATTTGATCTATCTTTTGGATGATCTGATGTCAAACATTGATTGGAGGGCAGCATAGTGGACAAAATAGATGAATTGCTGCGGTATATTCACAGAACAAACCCGGAAATGACAAGGGAAAAGCTGATAAATGAACTAAGCAGAAGTGATTACGCCGCACGTTCTTTGCTTTTCACAAAAGAAGTTGTTTGTCAAGAAGAAAAATAGTAAAATGTTTTTGGGGTGATAGTATTGTACAATGGATGTCATACATCTTTTGATGTTATGAAAGAATATATGATCTATGGAGCGGAGCTTGATGAAAAATATCAGATCCCGATTGTCCCGGCATGCAGCTTGGATTATTTGCCGGAGGACTCCATAGATTTTGGAGAGAGCTTTTCACAAAAGATAAAAGGGCATAGAAAATTAAATGTGAATTTCTATATTGACGATTCAAAGTTTCAAAGACTGTGGAATAACCCGGATAAATACCTAGAGCACTTGAAGTGTTTCCACTCGGTCTGTATGCCGGATTTCAGTATTGCTACAGGCGATTGTGGTATGCCGTTTGCTTTGAATCTGTATAATGTGTACCGGAATCATGCGCTTGCACATTACATGCTGCTGAACGGGATCCGCGTTATACCGTCCGTAGGCATCCCGGACAAAGATAATTATGATCTTTGTTTTGCCGGGTACAGTAAGGGTGGTGTGATCGCTGTATGCACAAATGGAAGAGTGCGGGCAAAGGCGGCACGGATAGAGTTTTGCGAGGGATTCAAAGTTATGATCGACATGTTGCAGCCACATACAGTGTTGATCGTCGGGAAGATACCGGATGAATTAAACACCGATGTAAAGATTGTAAATTATAAATCACGCAACCAGAAGGTCAATGAGAGGTTTTCAAATGGGAACAAGAACAACAAAATCACAGAAAAAACAGAAACAGACTGAGAGTCAGAGGAAGAGAAGAGAACGAATTAGTCAAATTTCACAAGTTGCGAAATGACGCATAATAATTTACTGTGCATATTGTCTTTTCACAGTTGGAATCTCATTTTTCAACTTTTGAATTTTTTTCTTCTTGGAAAACGGCTCGATTTTGAGATCAGAAATCAGAATTTTCACACCCCGGCGGGCTGCCGGGATAGTGCACATCGCTGTGATCAGCAGGCCGGCATTGTCTGACATGCTGCCGGATGCCAACGCGGCAAGATGAACACAGTGTTTACAGGCTTGCAACGTCGTAAAAACGATTTACAGACGTTTCGCGTTGTAAATATATAAAAGCACTGCATAGCCTTGCGCAAGCCTTAAAATGGCTTATACGTGTTCGCTTAAGCGCATTATATGACCGGGCGTATATCTTGTCAAGTTGCAATATATCCGGACACTGGAAAAAGCCGGGATGATTCCGGCTTAAAATTCCTCTATTTCCGCAGCATTTTGCTCCCATTCTGGAAGCGTTTTGAAAACTTCCCAAGCATCGTCGAACGTTTTAAAGTCCGTTCCTTTGCCGTCATTTCTGAAAAATCCATCTTCAACGCTATAAACACTTCCCATGCATGTGACTTGAAAAACTGTCTGTGCTCCGTTCGGATAAGTCATTTATAAATCCTCCTAAAAAAATAATATTCCCTTACGGGTAGAACCGCCGCCGGCAGTGGTTCCGGCGTGCATCCTCTGCGGCGGTTATTATGCTTTTTTATATCCGTTTTCAGCAGCATATTTTTCAAGCTCTTCCAGTGTTTCAAATGTTGTCACAATTCCGCCGAATCCTTTTGTAATTCGGTCGATTGTATACATGCCACAGTCATACAGGCATGCATAAAAGTTTATTCTGCCTTTTTTTAATAAAAATAATTTTCTCATACTTCAATTTTCCTCCATATTCAAATTTTTTGGTAAAAGCAAGCCGGGGAATCGAACCCCGGTAAACGCCGCCGCTTGCCTAATTTATAAAATTGTGCGAACCTCATTATAATCATCATTTAGCTCTATCAGATTAAATAAATCGTGTTTTTCTCCTAACTCAAAATACTGATTGATAGCATCCTCTTCGCTATCGGCTAAAATTATTTCGAAATTATCGTCTTCGATCTCTGCTCTGTAATACTTCATAAGATCAACCATCCTTTCATTTTCCTATAGATACAGTTCCATAAGTCCCACATTTTTA